GTGCCGTAAAACCTCAATCATCCGTAGATGTAGATGAGTCGGACACCTTCGGTGTCAACCTGGAATTTCCTTCGGAAATTCCTTGGCGAAGCTCATCGAAATCGATGGATGATAAGCCCCCTGACAATATTTCTATGACCAAAATATCATTATTGAGAATCTTTGAAGAAAAAATGCTTGAACTTATACCAAAAATCAAAGAGAAATCTGCCGGAGAAACGGATTTGATTACAATTGGAAAGAATATGACAGTTATCTTAGATACCATTCCCAATCTAGATGCGATTACTCATGTTATTATTGAGAACCAGATTTCTCCTTTAGCTAATCGTATGAAAACTATACAAGGTATGTTGGCACAATATTTTATTATTAAAGGTTCACCTACTCTTATTATAGAATTTGTTTCTTCTTTTAATAAATTGAAAGATTTCACTAAGACAGGGGATATGTCAGATTACAAGCAACATAAAAAGGATAGTATTGTTATTTGTCAACGTTTTTTAGATAACAATGAGAACCTGGTAAAATGGAAAGATTTTCTTTCATCAACCAAACGCGATGATTTGGCCGATTGTTTTTTACAAGGGATTTGGTATATGAAAAACAAAAAGAATATTGTGTATAATGAGAACCTTTGTATAACATCCATATAATGATTCGTATAATATGAATTTAAAAATTATATTGTAAACATAACTAATGGAATCGATAGATATTGGACTGAACGATTTAGAACCCATCAATCTCAATTTTAGTGATAACGCGTCGTCATCGTCATCGGTCAATTTTGGACCAGGCGTAGAACTCCTTATGAACAATTCAAAACGCAATTCCAGCAACAACGTGAATATTGATTTGGGAGAACTGGACAATTTAGAGAAGGAATTGAACGAATTATCAGGTAATTCGAGTCAATCAACTACCACAAAGAATCTAAGTAATTTATCAGGGTTCGCTTCAAACTTGTTTGGATTCGATGCACCGACACAATCCACCAACGAACCCACCTATGATAAAAACGATTCCAATTTAGGACAAGCGACGAAAGAAAGTATTGGTAATACCAAAACTTGGGACGGGTTCGCTAAAATGAATGATATCCCCACCACAGATATGCCGTCGGCGAAAATGACCGATCGTGAGAAGCGCCGCAAGAAGAAGATGATGATAAAGAAATTAGAAGAATGGTATGAGAAAGGTCTTATAAAAAACATCTCTCATTTTAACAATGATTCTGTATATGAAGAAGTTGAAGATGAGTATGAGAGTGCACTGGAAGACAAACGCAAAAAAGACAGCACCAAATTGATGGGGTGGTGGTTCATGACTTTTGTCAATTCAGTCGAGTATGCCAACGCAGCATTCAATCCGTTTGATATCAATTTGGACGGTTGGGGTGAGCAAATATCCGAGGATATTGACAGTTATGACGAGATTTTTTCGGAATTGCACGAGAAATACAAAGGTGGTAAGTTGTCACCCGAACTTTCACTGCTTCTCCGACTAGGATTCAGTGCAGCCGTTGTCAATTTCACCAATAAAGCCTTGTCTACGGCCACCCCCGGTTTCAATGATGTGATTCGCCAGAGTCCAGAGTTGATGCGTATGTTTACTAATGCTACTGTGAGCAGTATGAGCCAACAATCACCTGGATTTGCATTTGCCAGCAATTTGATGAACAATCCCGACCAAATCAATAACTCTTTCGGACCACCACCTGCACCCGTTGAAACCAAAAATCAGGCACCACCGGCGCGCCCCGGTAACATGCAATACACTCCAGCACCCAACAATTCTAGAACCAATGTGAATCCCCGACAAGACATTAATGCTGCACGTGGGAGTATGTTCAGAGAACAAGGTGTTGAATTAAATAACAATTTTGTGGATATTAACCAACCTGAACGGTCGGCGCGCACTAGCACACCACATGGGTCAAGCTTTGCACAGACACCACAAGTATCAAATTTTGTACCGAATTCCAACCCTCAATCATCAACCAATTCCATCCCTAATTCGTTTTTCGGTAATGGTGTAACAATGATAAATAATCCGGATAACAATACTAATACCATCAATCGTCAGGAAATGCGTGGTCCACAAAATTCCGACATTGACAATATTTTATCAGGATTGAAACCCAAGACCGTAGCAATACCTACACAACAAATGCCTATACTTGAAGACGACTCCATGATTTCTATTAGTTCTTTGAAAGATTTGCAGAATACTAATATGCCCAAACGCGGGGGTCGCCGCAAGAATCGCTCGGACAAAAACACAGTGTCTCTTGATTTGTAAAAAAGTATATTTATTCGAATAATTATACTTTTTATTTTTTGTTCAAAAATAATCTTGTTATTAATGAAAACATTCCACAATAAACGACTGTGCCCAAATTGATACCATAGGATAACACATTTTTAATTATAGTTTTATTTCTACAAATATCGTATATTTTATTTATATTGCGTTCAAAGACAGTTTCGTTGTATATATTTATATCCTGACTAGGGATTTGTGAATGTATAAACATGTATCGCATAAAATTATTATATTTTACATGTAATTTTGTATAAAAATGAACTACAAACATGGGTAAATATGTTGGATAAACAATATAATGTAATTTTAACAAAATACGCGAACTATCATCTATAATAGAAGAGTCTCGACATATGGAATGAACATCGCGATTATAATCAAATGCTAAAAATTCATTTTTTTGTAAGAAATATTTTTCACCAGTAATAGGAAACGATGTATATATAGATGAATTCGCATTAATACATGCGATACATCTATATACTTTGCAAAATGGAAGAAAGAAAAAAGGTCCATCCAAATGGTCAGTTTCAAATACTTTGTCTGAACCTCCAGCCCCGATAGAAGAGATATATAATTCATTCATCTCGCTAATAGGTAATATTCCTACCTTTATAATGTCAGTATTGTTATTGTTAAGTAATATTTGGTATTTAATGGTGCCATCCTTTATTATATTTATAAAATTTATTATATGGCTAGGTAAATTACTTTCGAATTCATGAAACGTATTGGATAAGATGTGTGTCGCATTGTTAATAAACAAATTAATCGCATTCAAAGCCTCTATTTCATTTTTATTAAAAATAATACATTTGATTGCCATAATAAACCTTATGTAATTATCAGATATTATTTCTAAATTTTTTTATTATATTGTTTCGACAAAATGTTGTTATTGGAGTAAAACGTACATAATCACGAAGTGATTCGAAACGTTTTCTAGATTCGTTTCCTAGAATCGACAAAGTCGATTCGGAAACGAATGAATTTATAACAATATTATTTTTATATTCATCATAATTTGTGCCTGACCATAGACGTTTTAACAAAAAATTATCGTATTTAATTTGTGGGTTCTCTAATTTAAAATAATGTACTTCTAATTCTGCCGAAATTCTTATATTCATAAATTCAACGGCATTATACCAAAGTTCGTTAATGTCATTTTCTGACAAAATTGTGAATCTATTTTCAATAAAGCGTACATAATGAGAATTCGAAAACGTCACATTTTTTTTTCTTTTTTTTTCTTCACTTTTCTTTAGTGGAGAGGTTGTAATCTTAGTTAGTGAATTTTTTCTTATGGATGAACGTAATGACCTTTCTATTTTACCGTTGAAAGTAACGTAAACTAAATTATTTATATTATCCGCATTTTTTTCTACTATCGATTCGGGAAAACATTTAATTTCATGATTTTGCGCCGCCTGATCAGAAAATCTTCGATTTTCAAGCGGCTCTGCAAAACCTTCAAATTTGCATGTCATCAACTTCTATATTTTATTTAGAAAAAATAAGTCTAAATATAGAAATAAACTTATTTAACGAAATAACATAAAAATATTCCTTATTATACAGATAATGTTATTTGGTATTTATTATGTGGATATTTTTTTAACCCTTTTTTATATGTATTTTTTTGATTATTATACGCTTTTTATCCCAAATATTGAATCGATTAAATCATATTCTATTAATCTTGCCGTAGTATCCATTAACAAATATACTGAATATTCATTGATAGCACAAAAAATATATACATCCAATCCAATTATTCAAAAAACCGGAACTATTGTATACAATATATATTTATTATGTCATAAAACTATCTATAATTATAAAATAGAGCCAAATATCACATTAACTGGCAAAAAAATTAACGTATGGATAAACACTATCTTATATTTGGATGATTACCATAATTTTGAAGAATCTTATGATTTTGTAAGCATAGAAAATGAGAGTGGAGTATTTTGTGCAGACCCATCAAGACACCCTGAAAGGGTGTCGGGTCGTGGGTCGGAACAAAATATACAACCATGTTTGTTTATGTATAATGATATTGTTGATAAAAATAAATATATCGATTATTCAAATTATTTGATGATAATGAAATTTTATAACTCCTACTTAGTGCATATAAATATGAATAACGATGATGATAATGATAATAAGAACACGAAACAATTTTTATGCAAACCATCTTGCGTATCATTTCTTACCATACAATATACACATCCACGTCAACCACAACCAGTATCGATTGTTCTCCCAAAGGGCATGTATACCGTAGGTAACGAATTATTTTCGCCCATTTTTGTTTTACGATGTTTGAAATATCAGACCCAATCGTATTATTTTGATATGAATTACAGTTTAAAAATCATTGACAATAACATTGAAATTGTCAAATTAACTAGCAAGCAATATATCAAAATAGAAGAAAAATCATACAAAATATTCCAAATATAATAATACAAGTAAAAAACATAAAGGTAAAACAATATATATTGTTACGGGTGTATTGTAATAATGGATACCGACCCAAACTCTTCCGAACTTCGTTCTTCAGAGTTAGGAGGTTTCCTTACACAAGCAAAGCTTGCTACGGTAAACACTCCACAACGAGCATTAATTGGTAAATGGGATTTATATTACCATTTACCACATGATAAGAATTGGGATTTATCCAGTTACAAGAAAATAATGGCAAATATTGATAATGTAGAAAAAGTGATTGCAATCAATGAAAGTTTACCCGAGAACATAGTTAAACATTGTATGTTGTTTGTTATGCGCGAAGGTATAACACCTATGTGGGAAGACCCCAAAAACCGAACGGGTGGTTGTTTTTCATTCAAAGTAATCAATAAACAAGTCCATTTAGTATGGAAATCCTTGTTCTATGCTATGTGTGGTGAGACACTTTGTGTTGACAAAAAATATAATTCGTTCATTAACGGTATTACTATTTCACCCAAAAAAAATTTCTGTATTATCAAAATATGGTTGGACGGGTGTTCGTTACAAGACCCTAATATACTTGTCAGTATTCCTAATTTGATGAAACAAGGGTGTTTGTTCAAAAAACATGAACCTGAATTCTGATTTTACTGAGCTATGTTGTAAAGTAGTAAAATATATTGTTAGCATAAATACGTTTAGAAACAAAATTATTAGTCTATTTATAAAATATATTATATAAAATTATTCCATGTGCGAATTAGATGCTTATATATCACCAAATAACGAGATTAATCAACCCATATATACATTTATTCATATACCCAAATGCGGGGGTTCACCTGTAGAAGAATATTTTGATAAACATTATAATAAACAAATTTTTGGAACCACACATAAATGGTTATGCACCAAAGATAACAACCCGATTGTTATTATTCGTGAACCCATAGAACGATTTATATCCCTTTATCATTATTGGAAAAACGGTAGTCATGGACGCAATTCACGCAATCAAGAATTCATCGATAAATACGGAAATTATACCATCAGTGATTTTATCCGCACGTTTAAATCGTGCGTCCCTGCTATTAAAGGTAATTATATGCATGAGTTGTCAGTAGGATTTACCTGGCGAGTGCATTTTTTTAAACAAGTATACTGGATTCCCCCTGAATGTTTCGCGAATTCGATAGTGATTCTTTATAACCATGATTTGAATGAAAAGATTCATCAAGTATTGGATTATATTGGAGTGGAAGATAAAGGTATCTTTCTAGAAAAAAAAAATGCGACGCGCAAAAAAACAAACGAAGATATCACGATTAGTGACGAAGATATGACATGGTTAAAAGAATGGTTCAAAGAAGATTTTATCTTATGGGAAGCGGCACAACATTTGCCGCAATTGTTCAAAAAAGTCATATAAAATACTACAAAATTGATGGTTTTTATTGTTATATACGAAATATATAACAATAATATTATGGTGTTGGAAAAAACTATCTTTGTCAGGTCGGTGCGTCGTGAGATTGTGTATCTGGTCGGTAAAACACAATATGAGAATTTTGATATTATCGATGCGTCAGGAGAAAATGATGTATGGTTTCATATTGATGGGTTTCCATCAGGTCATGTCATTGCTCGCATCGACGATTTAACGATGGATAAAAAACAAAAACGTGATATTGTTACACAAGGTGCTGTATTATGCAAACAACATTCGAAATACAAAAGTGATAAAAATGTGAAAATTGTTTATTCAATGATAAAAAATATTCAAAAAACAGCAGAGGTAGGTCAAGTTAGAGTATCTAATCCGTCGTATGTGGTTATTTAGAATCAGAATCTGATGACTGAGATTTACTAGTTTTACGTTTTTTGTGGTCAGGACTATGAGATTTTGAGCGTTTCCTTCTAGTTTTACCTGTTAACTTCACCATGTCGTCACTAGTCGGACTGCTAGAATGTCCATTATCGTATATTTTTCTCCAATCTTTTAATGGATGCTTAACTAATTTAAAACCAGGGGCTTCCATTTTAATACGTTTCGAATTATTTGGTGCATGTGCGCCTTCTGGTAAATATGTCCCTTCCTCTTTTTTAAGACATAACTTAATTACTTTATTAATTTGTTGAGGTGTATAAGATATGCTGGTATAATCGGCTTTTTGTTGACATTTTAAATGAACAATATACATTATTGCCAAAGAATCATTAAACTCAAATTCTGTTCTTTCTTGTAATTTATAAAATAGTTTATATGCTAATTTAATCATATTTTTAACTTTATTGTTATTATTGTTTACATATTCTTCAATTAAATCATAATCTAACCATCTATCAGTCATAGTAAAATAATCTTCAGCGTCTTCATAAATAATTGTTTCTAAACGAGCTAATGCTCTATCAGTTCCTTGTTGTGATTCAATATTACTTACAATTACTGGATTAATAGCAATCATGTAACTTTCTTTGAGTGAACGAATCATTTTTTTACCTTTTGACAATAAAAAATTTCCAATTGAAGTAGCTGTGCTATGCATAGTTTTTACAATTTTAGCATGCATTTCGTGTTGTTTTTTGGCGTTTGAGTATTCTTTGTCAATTTTTTTGAGAAATGCTTTTTCTTCATCATTTAACACGACTTCTTGATTCCATTGATTTTTATTTTGCGATTTAACTGAAGATAATGAACTAATATTCGAATCTATTGTATGTGCTTTACTTTCATGCGTTGATGCACTCATAATTTTTTATATATTATACAGATATTTTAATCCAATAAACACATCAATATATCAAAAAATTATCGTGTCATCTTGAACTGTTTCCAAGATACATTTTTTCCCTCGACTTCTGGTTCTTTTTCCGCAACACCATGCTCTTTGTCTAAATTGTCGGCGCGCTTCATCGCTGAATCCACATACAATTCTTTCAATATCTTACCTACCATAACAGACCCCTCATGTTGGTCAACCTTGTTATCCTCTATTAATTTTAATACAGCAAGCAATTTCGTCATAATGGTTAAATCAAGTTCATCTTTTAACAATTTGTTAAATATATCTGTATAGTTGTTGTATAAAAATGGACATTCCACTTTGCAATGTTCTATAAAATCCTCTTGATTATCAAACGAATTGCAGTTTTTAATGGTATCTATTTTGCGAATATCATTACGTAATTTTACACTATGTTTTAATTTACGTATCGTTTCACTGTTGTTGACCGAATCACTTTGGTCCAACATTTTTTTCAAATTTAGTCGTTCGTCATTTGAAAGAGACATACCAAATATATAATCATATTTTGGAATGATTTATTTATACTGTTGCTATATCAATAATATAATTTAGTGAATTCTCATCATCTTCGTTCAGGAGAATTGGCGCAGAAACTCCGTTCTTCGAACTCTGTTTATTGCTTATTCGTTGACGGATTCCCGTAGGGAATCCTTGGCAACGAATCTAGGTTTTGCGCCGCCTGTGGCTATGCATTCGTTGTCGGATTCCCGTAGGGAATCCTAGACAACGAATCTAGGTTTTGCGCCGCCTGCGGCTCTGCAAAACCTTCAAAACCTTCAAAATCCCGCAAAGAATATCTTCGATTATCTTATATCAAATGAATACCAGTGGCCAATTGCTAATATGTGGTTTTGTTTTATTTGTGGTTATTTTTGTCTCTTTATCCTCAGCGCCGGTGGTATTACCTTATTCGAAATCGGAATTGTTCTCCAAAGAATATCCTTATGAGGGATTTGCAGGTGTTGCCGACGCAGCTGTATCTGTTAATTCTTCCGTTCCCGCCACTGCAACAACAACTACTGGACCAGTTTTAGTGACGGGATTTAACGGATTACAATCATCCCCATCGGCACCCGAGACACCTTTAGATATATATTCCCAATTACCTGTGGGCGGAAAATGTGGACCTTCTCCCTATAGTAACTCTCAAGGATATTTATGTTTGGATAAAAACGCAAGCGCTATGCTAACCCAACGCGGAGGAAATGCCACAGGTAAAGATGCGCAAATAGGTCATTAGGTCATTCGTTGTCGGATTTCCGCAGGAAATCCTAGGCAACGAATCGAGAAAACGTTTCGAATCACGTAGTATGGGAGCCGAATGCTCCCAACCTGACACCCAGTAGGGGTGTCTTGGTGATTCTGTACGTTTTACTCCATTATGAATCTTTTGTTACATAACATTTATCACAATACACGATTTCTGTGGTCCGGTCCAGGTCGATATCAATTGAATCGTTGACAAAATGATGGTCACATAATGTTGGTGATACATCCGTCTCATGTTTTTCAATAAATTCTTTGACCAAATCATTGATATTGTCAATATCCGGTTCCATTGTATCGCTACAACGCATCAACATTTTTTCTAACAATTGTTGTATTTCTTTCATTGAATTGATGATGATACTATTGATTTGATTTTCATATTCTTTCGGATTTTTTTCCATGATTTATCTCTAATAATATAAAATTTTATATTTATATTATTTTGGTGTAATAGATTGTTTATTTGCATTCTCCACTCGTGCATTTTTCAGGAGATTTACAATCTTTGTCATCACTGCATTTAGTCGCCATGCCTTCCATGCGCATACTGTGACCCATGCTCTCACCAAAACGCCACAAGGGTTTATGAATTAGGCTCCAGACCACGGCAAAGACGAGACCGTGCGTGAACGCAACGGTCAATTTACTCGCCTTGGGAGGGAGGGATAGCAAGATGTTGGGAGTAAGAGCCACGAAAAGCAAGATGAGCACAATAAAAAGAAAAGCGTTCATTCTTTATACACTATCTAAACAAAAAAAAGATTTTTTTATCCTTCCTAAATTTTATACGTTCTATCACATCCAGCATTTTATACATACATGGCTAACAAACTCTGATTTTGATTTTCATCATTCTTCAACAAAACATCCGCGTGTTTGCGCAATACTGTAAATGGAAATTCCACCTTAATATCAATCTTCTTGGCGAATATATTGTTCTCCGGTTTAACGAGTCGGAACAGATTGAGTTTCGTATAAATGATTTCTAAACATCTCTTCAAATTACGCACCCCGTCTTCATTTTTGGTGAAACCCTGAGTAGAAATGATATATTGAATTGTATCATCAGGAACAATAATATCACTATCATTAAAATTTACTTGTTCCCGAATCTTAGGTAATAAATAATTTTTGGCAATCACCGTTTTTTCTTTGCTATCATATCCTTTGGTTTGAATGCGATACATACGGTCTTTCAAAATGGGATTGACCAAATTTTCATCATTGTAACTAAAGATAAACAAACACTTGCTCAAGTCGAAATCGATTTCCGAAAAGTATTTGTCATGAAACTGATTATTTTGAGTTGTATCGGTTAAATGTGTCAAAATACCCACGATTTCTTGTCCACGCGCAGTATCACTGATTTTATCCAATTCATCGAAATAAATCACTGGATTCATGCACTTACTGTCAATCAATATTTGCACAATTCTTCCCCATATACTTCCCTCATATGTATACGAATGACCTTCCAAAAAGCTGCCGTCACCAGCGCCGCCGAGAGCAATAAAAGCAAATTCTCTACCTAGAATTTTACTGATACCATCCTTAATAATCGTTGTTTTGGCCGTGCCCATGGGCCCATTAATAGCAATTGACGTGCCCATGGCAGATGGATTTGACATCCATTGACCCAACATTTGCATTACTTGAATCTTGGCGTCATCTAAACCATAAGCACATTCATCAAGTGTCTTCTGTGCATTTTCAAGAAATTCGCTACACGCATCTGGTCCATCATCCATGCTCACTGATAGGTTCTTATAGACACCAAACGGAATCTTCATGAAATTATCTACCCAATTTTTGATTTTATGATATTCGGGGTCAGACGGGTCCATGGATTTCAGGGCATTCAGTTTTTGCATCGCAATGGCTTTGAACTTAGGCGGCATCTTGGATTGCAAAATAGAAAGTCTATACGGTTTTTCAATATGAATGTGTGCATTAATTTCCTTCAAATCCTTCATGATTTTCAACTGCTCTTTGTTAGACAATTTCTTCTTGAAATAATCCATTTCATTGGTTTTCTTTTTTTCTCCCTGAATGAGCTTGTGATAATGTTTTGTATTTTTCATTCTCGTGGTTTTGATAAGTTTGTTAATGGATTCTTTGCATTCGTCGAGCGACTTTCGTAAACTCTGACTTTTTGGTTTCTTCAGAAGTTTATTGGTCAAATGTTTTTTGAGGTCCAGTAATTCCATATATTCATCTTCAATGTCCATGTCTTCCAATACGGCTTCCTCTTCTTCTTTGGACTTTTTCTTGTCCTTCTTATCTTTTTTATCTTTCTTGTTCTTTTTATCTTTTTTGTCCTTCTTCTCGTCCTCTTCTGATTTTGGCAAATTCACTTCTTGATAGTTTTCTTTCATATAGGTCTTTTCTTCATCACTACCGCAATCATCGTCGTCATTTTCGATGAGTTCTTCTGAATCGTCTTCATCACCAAAAAACGCTTCGTAGTCTTCCGCATCGCTCCTTCCTAATCGTAAGATGATATTTACGTTATTGTCTTCATCATCATCGTCTTCATCGTCATAATCATCATCATCATCTGAATCCGATTCATCACTTTCTGTGTCATTTTTTCGTTTATTTTTACGGGATGATTTTTTTGGTTTGGTAGAATGTTTTTTGTTCTTTTTAGTCGGTTTTACCTCTGACTCCTCCGATTCGTCATATTCGTCAGATTCGTCGGAATCTTCTGACGAATCATCAGATTCAACTATTTTTTTTTTCGAACTTTGATTGACCCTGTATTTTTTACCAGAACTCCGCACCATTTCTTTCGAAATAGGTTTGGTTTTTGCCTTATCTTTCGTATCTTTTTTTTTTGATGAAGGAAAATGACGCGAAATATATTTCGCAATACTTTCATCATCTTCATCGTCAGAATCATCTTTAATAATACGTCGACGATTTTTTTTCACAGGAACAATATCTTCCTCACTTTTCTCACTATCACTTTCCTCATCACTATCCACGGTTTCGAAATCATCATCCTCACTATCATCAAATATGTCGTCACTTTCAGTATCGTCATTCGGACGATTTTTTCTGAGACGTCGAGGTTTCTCACTCATATTCTTCTTGATGGATTTAGATACAAAATCGTTCTTGACTCGTGACATAATTGTGCTAATAAGATATACTAAGTAATGTTTATGTTTTTTATATTTATCATTTCAATTTCAATTTTTTGATTATTATGAAAAAATTGATTCATAAAAGGATATAAATATAATTTACAATATATATATTAGTATCTATAATGAGTTCTTCACAGAAGAAAAGAATGAATGAATATAGGGCTCCATCCAAAATCATTGGCGTGCAATTTAGTATGCTATCTCCGGAGGAAATCCGCCGCAACTCTGTTGTGGAGGTTACTTCGCGTGATACTTATATAAATAATAAGCCAGTGATTGGTGGTCTATTTGACCCACGTATGGGTGTATTAGAGCCCGGACTATTGTGTCCTACGGATGGATTGACATACATTGATACTCCTGGTTATTTCGGCCACATCGAATTGGCTCGTCCAGTATTCTTCATTCAACATTTGAAAGAAATCATGAAAATTTCCCGCTGTGTCTGTTTCAAATGCAGCAAGCTATTGATTAATAAAAAACAACATAAACATATTTTGGAATTGCAAGCCGAACAAAGATGGGATTACGTAAGTGTTCTCGCTGCCAAGGTAAAACGATGTGGAGATGCGATTGAGGATGGTTGTGGATGTAAACAACCTGATAAAATCAAATTGGAAGGTATGGCGATGATTCATGCCATCTGGGAAAACATCGAAACGTCGTCCGAAAACAAAAAGATGAAAATCAAGCTTACTCCCGAAATCATCATCAAGATTTTCAAGCGAATTTCCGACGAAGATGTGAGTTTTATGGGGTTCAATCCCGTGTGGGCGCGACCCGAATGGATGGTATGTCAAGTATTGCCCGTTCCTCCGCCAGCAGTCCGACCTTCGGTCAAACACGATGCCCAGCAGCGCAGTGAAGACGATTTGACGCATATTTATTGCAACATCATCAAGACCAACACGGATTTGATGAACAAAATACGCGATAATACGCAATCCAATGCAATAGAGGGATTGACGACGTTGCTCCAATATTTTGTGGCGATGATTGTGAATAACAAAGTCAAAGGGTCGGAGCCGATGGCCCAACGGTCAGGTCGTCCTCTCCAATGTATTATGGGACGTTTGAACAGCAAAAATGGACGTATTCGTGGCAATCTTATGGGAAAACGTGTCGATTTCAGTGCACGTTCGGTCATCACTGGTGACCCCAATTTGTCGATTCGGCAGCTGGGGGTTCCAATGAAAATTGCCATGAACATTACGAAACCCATGGTGGTGAACGACCGTAACCGCGATTATCTGCTCAAACTCATACAAAATGGTCCGGATATTCATCCGGGTGCCAAGATTTTGGAGCGCAAAAACGGTGAAAACATTTCGTTGAGATACGTGGACCGCGCGTCTATACGTCTTGATAACGGAGACATTGTTCATAGACACATGATGGACGGCGATGCGGTTCTCTTTAACCGACAACCGAGTTTGCACAAAATGTCCATGATGTGTCACATTGTGAAAATCATGAAGGTCGGAGATACCTTCAGAATGAATGTCGCAGACACCAAACCGTACAATCAAAATTAGGTTGTCAACAGGGAGCGTGAAAAGCGTGCTACTCCCTAGTGAAGTGGGGGAAACCATTGGTTTCCTCTGCTTTGCAACACTACCAAATTGACGGGGACCCCCTGAGAGCCTTTACTACTACCCTATTGTTGGAAACAACGGATAGGGGATCTTGGTTAATAGCCAAACCCGATAGTAAAAAAGTAAAGGATTGGGAAATCCGCAGCCAAGCCCCTAAACTCGTTATGATAAGAGCATGGGGAAGGTTCAACGACTTGACGATAGTGGATGTCAAATGATGGTCTGATCAACCTGATGATGTATAAAGTAAAGTCTGGTCCTGATTCGAAAGGTCAGGTGAATTTCATATCACTGCGTGAATGATGTGGAATTCTGTAAAACACAACGGCTGATTTTGACGGCGATGAGATCGAGAAATTTGTCTCTAACATGTAGCTGCATTCCAAGTTGTAGACAATACTTGGAATGGAAAACAGTGGAATGTCTACTATTTAACATTTTCGCATGGGATGTTGAATATATATAACTGCATAGTCTTGTAACAAATCATATAAAAAGATGCTCATGTATATACTATATGAATCAAATTTTAAGTAAAGAAGAGTTCCATAAAATAATCGGCGAAATATATAAAATAACAAATACAGTTAACAATAAATGTTATATCGGTCAAACACGAAGTCATCGCTTGAACCATGATAAATACAGACCATTTGGATATTTGGGTAGATTCAACAGTCATATTTCCGAAGCAAACTGTGGCATTAAAAACCACTGCAGATATTTGGATTCGTCCATACGGAAATATGGTTCAGAAAACTTTATTTGTGAGAAAATACTCGAATGTTCTATCGATGAACTAGACGAATATGAAACTTACTATATAAGTGAATTTAAATCCAAATATCCGGATGGTTATAATTTGACAAATGGTGGACAAAAGGCAGGTTATTTAAAGGGTCCAAAAATACTACATTGGGAACCCAATCCTCCTATGCCATTGTCAGAAAGAAAATCACTCAAGCGAAGCGACGTGACTAAACAGTTGATTTCTGAAAGAGTCAAACTTGCAAAAAAAGGTGTTGAACATCGTGAAATGCAAATGAAACTTACTCAAAATCAACACAAAACACAAAAATTTGACCGATTTAAACATGTTACTGTAGATAAAAATAACCTTGAAAAATACATACATATAATTCATAATCAAAAGGAAGATTATGATTATATATGTGTAAAAATACAAGGTAAAAAAGCCGGATTTGTAGGAAAGCATGAAACTCTTCTTGAAATAAAAAAAAGAGCATTACAATTTTTAGATGATTTGGTGCAATGGCAACACGACCAAATTGCGGGAACACCTTGAAGCTCTGACTACCACTCACAACAATGGAAACATATGTGAGGAACTCGGGTAATGACCGAAACCAATGGTAAAAACGTCAGAGATTAGGCAATCCGCAGCCATGCCTCTAAGTCCGCTATGATAAGGATACGAGGAGGGTTCAACGACTTGATGATTGTGGGTCTGAGGGGATTAATCACCTCCAATGAAGGCTTAAGGTAAAGTCTAATCCTGTTACGAAAGTTCAGGCACGTCGGCATTTATACCAAAAATGTAAATGTCGACATGGAATATGCACATGCCCCAAAATGTATTAGCAGAAACAGAATTGCGCACGTTGGCAGCGATTCCCTATCAATTGATTAGTCCCACCGGAAATTCCCCGATTATCGGTATTTACCAGGACTCGATGTTAGGGTCATATCGTTTCACGCGCCCAAATATAAAAATGTCCCATAGAGATGCCATGAATTTGTTAATGATGTATAATAATGTAGATATGGCCAAATTAAAAGAAGCAGGAGATATGGTGTCCAGTTTTGATGTATTGTCACAAATCCTACCCCCTCTCACCCTAAAATACAAAACCAAATTGTTTGAAGACGGCGAAGATATGGAAATTACCAACAATGTGATGGAAATTCGCAGTGGGCAATATCTTCGCGGTCAGATGGAGAAATCCGTATTAGGCTCCGGCACCAAAGGCATCATTCACCGCGTGTGCAACGATTTTGGCAACATGGCCGCGTCCAATTTCATCGATGACTTGCAAAACGTAGTGACTGAATATATGAAATCCAGTTCGTTCAGTGTGGGCGTCAGCGATTTGGTAGCAGACAAGAAGACCGCGATGGAAATCATTCAGGTCATTACTGACCAAAAGATGGAGGTGCAATCGGTCATCGACCAAGTCCATTTGGGCACCTTCAAAAATAATACTGCCGCGTCCAACATGATGGAATTCGAAACCAAAGTCAACAATTTGCTCAACAAAGCAACGGAACAATCCGGTAAAATTGGCCGCAAGAGTCTGAGTAAAAACAATCGCTTCCTCATGATTGTCAATTCAGGGTCCAAAGGTTCGCTCATCAATATTTCGCAGATGATTTCGTGTTTGGGTCAACAAAATGTGGATGGTAAACGTATTCCGTATGGTTTCGATAGTCGCACGCTTCCTCATTTCAACAAATACGACGATTCTCCCAATGCCCGTGGATTCATTGAGAATTCCTACATTGACGGATTGACCGCACCAGAATTGTTCTTTCATGCGATGGGTGGTCGTATCGGTTTGATAGACACTGCATGCAAAACTTCGAGTACCGGATATATACAGCGTCGTCTTATCAAAGGTTTGGAAGATTTGAAAGTAGAGTATGATATGACGGTCCGTAACAGCAAAGGTAAGATTGTCCAATTCTCGTATGGAGAAGATGGATTCGAGAGCACCAAAGTAGAGAATCAGTTTATCAATTTGGTCGATATGAGTGTGGAGGATATTTATATGCATTACGACATTGTAGGTTTGAACGATTATGACAATGATTTGCTTCTTATTTATACCAAGGGAACGGTATCACGCATGAAGAAACAACGAACGGATAGCAAAGAAATTTGCAAGAAATACATTGATTATATGATAAAAGCACGCGATGACATTGTGGAATCCGTATTCAAATATAAAAATGAGAATTCTATCAAAATGCCGGTGTCTTTTCAAAACATCATTGTCAATATCCAAGGTCAACTCAATCTCAATGCCAATTCGATAGTGGATATTACGCCATTAGAGGCATTCCAATTGATGGAAGAATATTATAAAAAACTCGAGCAGATTTACTTTGCTCCTCCTACCAAATTGTTCGAGGTGATGTATTACTTCTATCTCTCTCCTCGCGACTTGATGGTGAACAAACGTTTTCACCGCAAAGCGTTGGTATTGCTTTTGGAAACCATTGTTTTGAAATACAAACAATCGATTGTTCATCCGGGTGAGATGGTGGGTGTGATTGCTGGACAGGCAACGGGAGAACCCACAACTCAGCTTAGTGTGTTACGCAGCGAAAAAATAAAAATGATTCGTATAAACAAACTCACACAAATTCCAGAAATGGTCTCGGGTGAAATTGGCACATTATGCGATAAAATTATCACGCAGCTTCCAGAATATACATTTGATACTGGTCACAAAGACAGCGTTGAAACCGTTTTGGAACCACTCGAAGACGAATATTATATTGTCGGTGTCGACGAAAAGGAGAAAACACATTGGAACAAAATTTCACACGTAAGTCGTCACATTGTCAATGGAGATATGATTCGTGTGACAACAAAGAGTGGCCGCACTGTAGAGACTACCATGAGTCATTCCCATCTCATTCGAAAAGACCAGTCTGTTCAACCGATTTTAGGTTCAGACATGAAAATCGGTATGCGTATTCCTGTAGCAAAACATATTGACAATACATTTATTCGCGATTCTATTGACATCGCAGGTAAAGTGTATAAGTTGGACCGTCTATTTGGATGGTTCATCGGTGCTTACTTGGCGGAAGGTTGTCTAATCAAGAAAAAAGGAACAACCGAAGCCATCGGAACCATTTCCATATCAAATATTTCAGAATATTATATTGAAAACGTGCAGAATTTTGCCGCACGTTTTGGTAAAATTTGCAGAACTACATCGAAAATTCAACAAATATTAAATAGTGAAAAATATTATCCTGGAAAAGATACTAAGTTTACATGCAAGCCTCTCGCCGACTTCATTATGAATACATGTGGAACAGGCTCTTTCGTGAAACGTGTTCCGGATTTCGCCTTCTTGGCACCCAACGAATTCAAGGCGGGTCTTATCTCTGGATATATGGACGGAGATGGTAATTTTATGTGCGATAAGATACATCATCAAATACGTGTTTGCAGTCGAAGTGAGCAGCTGATTAAAGATGTGTCGATTTTACTAAGTTATTTTGATATTTTCGGGTCCTTACATAAAAACTATCGAAACGGTGCAAATTACTACAATTTGGCTATATCATCCAAGTATGCGGAAACATATAAACACCATATTGGTTCAAATTTACATACTGAAAAACTAGGAGCTTTGGTAGAATATAGTGGGAGGGATGATGCATATAGTTTACGCGAGGACATTGATAAAATCAACGGATTAGGTCATGTCATTGCTAGTTGTGGTAAGAAATTGGAATTACCCGGACAAAGTAGATTATATGGTAGATGGGAGAAAAAGGATTCTATCGGTAGAAGCACCTTGGAAAAATACATTCAGATATTCGAACATCATGAAAAGGCCGAACACATCCAACAAGAGTTGTCTATTTTGCGACAAGCCGCCAATTCGAGTGTGATTTGGGATGAGATTGTCGAAATAGAAAGATATACCCCTGAACAAACGGAATATGTGTATGATTTTACCGTTCCAGGAAATCAAACATTTATGAATGATTATGGTGTCATTGTTCACAATACGTTAAATACATTTCATCTTAGCGGGGTCGCTAGTAAATCCAACGTGACACGTGGTGTGCCGCGTATCGAAGAAATCCTTCGTCTTACCAAGAATCCCAAGAATCCCTCGCTCACGGTTCATTTGAAACCATTTGATGAACAAGAGCAGGATAAGGCAGTCAAATTTGCCAACATGATAGAACATACCAAATTAATTGATTTGGTAAAATCCGTGCAGATTTGTTTCGACCCACTCGATTCGACCACGTTCTTACCGGATGACAATCTCTTACTCGAGCAATTCTACGAGTTTGAGCGTTTGGTAGAGGAGTGTATGGAAAATTCCGATGAAGTCGTCAACGATGCTCCCTCGAAATCCAAGTGGATTATTCGTATGGAGTTCAATGCCGAATTACTCTTGGACAAAAATATTACCATGGACGACATTCATTTCGCCATCAAACATAGTCATTATGGCAACGAAATCAATTGTGTATATTCCGATTACAACATGGACAAACTCATCTTCCGCATTCGGGTTAATAGCAATATCTTCTCAAAAACCAAAAAGAGAGGAGTTCCCGAACCGTTGGACCAATCCGATGAGATTTATCTACTTAAGAATTTCCAAGACACGCTATTGAACAACATTGTGATGCGAGGTATCCGCGGCATTGTGAATGTCATTCCACGCAAGCTACAAAACACAGTTATCAAAGAAGACGGAAAATTCTCTCGCAAAGACACGTGGATTTTGGATACCACCGGCACCAACCTCTTGGAAACATTGGCACTCGATTTCATCGATTCGCGCCGAACCTTCAGTAACGATATCAAAGAAATATTCAATGTCTTTGGTATTGAAGCGGCGCGCCAAACCATTTACAATGAATTCGTGGAAGTGATGGAATTTGCCGATGTATATATCAATTATCATCATTTGAGTTTGTTATGTGACCGTATGACCAACACGAAGGACATGGTATCTATCTTCCGCTCGGGTATTTTGAACGACGACATTGGTCCAGTAAGTAAATCGACCTTTGAGGTTCATACCGAAGTCTTATTGAATGCGGCGAGACATGCGGAATTGGACCATATGCGTGGAGTATCAGCAACCGTCATGATGGGACAATATGGATACTATGGAACCAATGCGTTCAACTTGGTGCTTGATTTGAAAGAGATGCAAAAATTGGATTCCGCAGTAGTAGATGTGAGCGACAAAGATACTGAGATAGAAAAAATGTTCAATATCAAAGCCTCTGAAAACGACACATGTTCCAAATCAGCCATCGAAACGAAGAATAACATAGCTAATATCAAGCGAAATGATACGGGTGGATGTGAAGACGATTATAACATGGGATTTTAGATAGATAGAGATATATAGTTAGATGTGTAATACTTATCGTGTAAACAATATAAAGAATTTTTTATGTGTATATATGGAAGCGTCAATGGTGTAATGGTAACATGAAACCCTTCCAAGGTTTCGCCTCGGGTTCGATTCCCGATTGACGCAGATGACTCAACTGACGCTACGTCATCTGTCAGTTTTCCTACGCCTTCGGCTCCAGAAAACATTCCATCAATAATATAATTAGATTTAATTATATTATTTTTTCAACGATATAAAAATAATTTTACATATAATTTGATGAGTATAATAACACCACAAGAATCTACAATGAACATAATGCATCAAATACCGGATATAGAGACTGGATTGTTTTACGGAGAAAGACATCCTAACAACGAAGAACGAAAGTTGTTTAATATGTTAGAAGTTATGAAAAATAAATTAAATGTTTTTAACGAAAGACTTGTCAAAGTAGAAGCCGAATTATGGGACAAATTAATAAAAGAAAATAAATGTGTAATATGGATATCTGATTGTTGTAAATTAATGGAAACAGTTTGTTTATGGACATTGGTAATCCTGCTATCTATAAAAGTTTTAAATTAGAACGAAATGTTTTTCCTCAAACTTATCCGATGACCGTAGGTCATCTACTAAGTTAGTAGTTGGGTTCTTCGAACCCTGACCATAATAACCTTTGTTTTTGTAAATATTTTTTTCCGCATTTGTTAATGCCATGTGTTGTTGCTGTTTCCGCATTTTTGTAAATGTCCGTCCAATATGTTTTGATGTAAGTAAATGTGCATTATAGTTACCGTTTTTTCTCGTAGTAAAGTTACAATACACACATGTTGGCATTTGCCAATATATTACACAGACCGGAAAAAAAATTGTCAAATTAAATAATTTGGATTCAAATAACCCTGACTAAAGTCCTTTGCAAGCTTCGCTTGCTCCGGACTTCGTAGTTGAGTCTCAAAGCGACTCTGACAACATGTCGAATAAGGACGTTTTACGGAAGGTCATAGACCCGGAGTAAAACTACATGTTTATTAGTTCACCATTGACATATGTTTCGTATTTATTATCATGTTCTATATAATAAAAATCAAAACAATGTATCTCCTTATCGCTCGAATATACTGGAATAACATTATCACTAGAATACGACATCACACCAAGACGTATTTTATCTTGCAAAGGTGCCATATTGTTTTGTTCGCGCCATTTACGAATACCATTACGCAATGTTGAATATACGGTTCGGTCTAACCCTTCGTGGTCGTCTGACATTCTTTCACAAATATATTTGCCAAAGAATGTATCAGTATGTATCCGGTAAATAAAGGTTATAAATGGCATATGCATGTATATGCCATTTATATCTATATGATTTATCATAAAAACATAAAAAAATAATATTATACTATTTACGAATAATGTTCATTCGTTGTCGGATTTTCTCTGAAAATCCTAGACAACAAATTGAGAAAATGTTTCGAACCGTTACACGGTTCTGTACATTTTACTCCAAAAAAATCATTTTCCTTATGGTAGTAGGTATTGTATGTATGGTTTTACCTATGGAAATGGCTATGATATTTAGTGTATCAATTTTCGGTATACTTATCAAAATGTATAGTGATTTCGGAGACAATGGTGGTATATAATAAAAATATATATTTTTATTTCTTAGCTGTGCGTCTATGTTTCGACCCCATATGATAGTTACGTCCTTTTTGATAACATTTTTTATTGGGACATTTGCGCTTTCCGGTCGCGCATTTCTTTCTCGAGACACTGTTCTTTTTCACACACTGACCAGAAAAACACTTTCGACTACCGGTTGAACAACGAGGCATTATAGATAATAATTAGATTTTTATTTAACGGCGTGTAAATATAATTGATTTTCCGTTACCAATATGTCTATCTATCCAATTATGAACGTATTCTGAACAACCACCTTGTCCATTGTTATCTGAATGTCTTTTACATGCTAAAATATTACTTTCTGGATCATTCGGTTCGTATGTTACGTTTTCTTTCCCGTATTTTTTTTCTAATTCCTTTATAAAATTTATATAATTTTTCCATTGTGGGGATTTCTGGTTTCGATTTGTTTCTCCTCCCCAATCTACTATTTTTACGTCTGATTTGGTTACCATAACAAGTATTGAATGTGATTCGTTTGGTGGCATAGGTAAAATTACTATTTGGTTTACCCTTTTTATTTTGTTATTTACAATATCTTCTATTTCTTGTATTGTAAGTTCCTGATTATTGTATGTAGATTGTGTTGGGTCACCTTTTCCCATAATTACCACATTTATGTTTTCCTCTGGTAAATTTCTGCTGCTTTTTCTAACCTGCGACTCCAGGTTACGTGAAGCACTTCTGCTCCGCTTTCTGGATGGTTGATTTGATATATCGAAAGCTATTGACCTACGCGTATTTCTTGTACTTCTCGTAATACTACCAGCTATCATTTTATTTTTACTAGTTTTGTTACGTTTTATCTTGTTTTGGAGTTTCAATTTTATCATTCTCTTATACTTACTGTGTAGATAAATATACCGGTAAATTCACAATATTTTTGTCGTATTCTTTGCTCTTACCAGATACGGTATTTTGGACCATAGTTTCAAATTCACCCAGTTCTCCAATTCCAAACGAAGGATATATCAAATTATATGCCGGTAATTTATTCGGTATTTGTCCTATTGGAGGTGAACGTATAAAATAGTGGTTTTCACGATAAGATTTTCCCATAATAAGCCATTCAATATCATCATCTATCCATTTCAATCCGTTCTTCGAGAACAAACACAATTGAATTTTCGAGTTCTCGGCAAACACCCAAATATCCAAATCGGTCACGTAATATTCTTCACTCAGTATGGCAGTCTCAATTGTATATAACCCTTTAAGAATGTTTGCCACAATGTTTTTCTTCCCCTGTTTTTTCCATATTTTCAAAATTTGGTCTTTATATTTGGGATAATAAGTTTTATAACCGTTCCATATTGCAACTTTAACAGATTGAATTGAAATAACTTCTTTGTATTTGTCCTGAAAAATATACGACAACGGATAAAAGGTGCAATTGTTCGAAACATTTTTAAATACAATTTCTTTGGTTTTTTTGGGAAATATTTTCTTCCATAAACTTTCGCGTGGATTACCTATAACTTCCACAGTATCTTTAATACAATCAATAAAAAAATCAAATGTAAGTTCTTTTCCTAGAGCAGATTCATCATATTGCTGATTAATAGGAATAATATCATTCGAATACGTTTGAGAAACCTGAGGTATAGCGGTATCATAATTGACATTTACAATGTTAGAACTTTCATTGAATGGAACCAAATCTTTGAAATAATTGTTGTTGATGGAAGTCTGTATCAAAATAAACTCATCGGGGCGAATACTATAATCGGTATTGGTAATATTCAGATATGATTTCGGTTGAATCATAAACAATCTTACCCGATGATAACGTATAAGTTCATCCGCAACGCGACCATAGTATACTTTTTCGTTGTCCACGCCGCTAATCAGATGTTTATTGGGCACAATAAGTTCACATATTCCGTCATCTTTTTTCATACAGTAAGCAGTTGGTTTATCGCATGAACCTGCGAAACATGACAATTCTTCCAATTTCATTAATATATCGTCATCGATGATGTCAAATGATACTTTACCATCGAGCAGTTCTTTCAAATAATCGACCATTTTTTGCATTTTATGTTTGTAGGTTCGTTTACCATCATATATATCCATTATTTTTTGACGCATTTCTCGGTTCTCATATTGATTCAATTGATTTCTTACTAATGTGCGAAACAAAGAATAAAATTGACTTTCCAATGATATTTTTTTGATGGTATATTCTCGTTCAGTATCTATGGTTGAAGTATTAGTAATAACCTTATCAGCAATCAAATAATTGGAACTATTGATTTCTTGTAAATCATCATAGAGAACATTTTCAGAAGGAGGGTCAATTTGAACAAACTGGTTGGTTTCAGTAAGAATTCCCACGATTAATTTATCATCAATCACTTTGAACTTTGGCAAACAAGATATTTTACCTTCACTCTTTTTATGTATACTACGCAATGATATAACTGTATTCTCAAAATCGTTCCATATATCATTATCTTCGGTATTGTCCATGAATTTAATTGAAATGTCTTTTAATTCGGGAATGGATGCAGATGGAAAACATGGAACAAAAATGAAATTATTATCATCCATGGTATCATTATCATCGGTATCGTTCCCTTCTTGTTCTCGTTCTCGACCTCGACCTTGTTCTTTATATGATGTTGTTACCACTACAAGTCCGATTATTTTGGCCTGATAATTCATAATTTGCATATTCACCACATAATTGTGCTGTTTTAATAATGCATATAATTTATCCAAATAAATATTCTTTTTGAATTTATATACTTTCGGCATACTGGGTTGGGGAGCGCAGTATTTTTGGGTTGTAGTTTGAATAATAGACAATATTTTCCGTATATTTTTCATAGCCGTTTGTTCAAAAAAGGTTCTCTGTTTTTTAATAACATTATCTTTTTGACTATACAAATATATCGGTTCATATATTTTATCTTTTTTAATAACAAGAATGGTTTCTTTACGTGGGTCATATAAGCGATTTGATTGTGAATTCGTTGGACATAATATCTTGACATTGTCCGTGATATCATTCTCTGTGACCTCCATGAGAACCAAATTGATACCTCCCTTGATAAATCGAGGGTTATCTGTCACGATTGCGTCCCATAAATAAGTATGGTCAATGACACTATCATCGCTTCGAATAAATTGCTGAAAATTTTCATAAGAAGCTATCGTGTCCTCCAGGAAATCTTGTTGCAATTCGTTGTCAATGTCGATACTCTTATAGAATTCACTATCTTCGTATTTACTGATATCGATATCACCCATATCAATCTTTTTCGGTTTGAAAATAGAAATCAAATAACTATTGTTGTATTTGATAAAATCGTCAATGGTGATTGCATTCATCATAATTTCTTTCACTTCTTCAATCGCGGGGGTTCGGTCTAATGCTTGACTGTGTGCATATAATTCGGCAATAATACCCATAATCGACTGATTATGGAGTTGTTCAATTCCATAACGTAATAAACACTCTGTATTTGGTTTAATGAGAGCGGCATTATTTTCAGTAACACATAAATTATTATCCGTCTGCAAAAAACGTTGAATCGACAACGGTAAAAATCCGAATCGATGTTGTTGACGAATAGGAAAAGTTTCGTTGCTGATAATATACGAAATGTTTTTTTCTTCCATCGTTTGTTTTTCTAACAATTTCTTCTTTTTTATTTTCACGTTCTCTTGATTGTATTCCCAATTTTGTTTGGGTTTTTTGAAACAACAGGGTAATCCAAATCCTTTGGGATGTTTGCCTTTTTTAAATCCTGGAAAATGGGGTATATATTCTCCTTGTTGATTCATATGTTCTTTGGGATTATTGAATTCGTATACAAAGGCGTCAATCGGAACCTTTTTCGCGTCTCTGGGAATGATTTTATCAGGAACACCCTTTTTGGCACATTTTCCGGCTTGAACATCTTCCACTGTCATACTCGTGTTATTCAATAAGCACCAGTATCTCGGACATATATAATAATATGGGTCTTCTGGATTAGAACCGTATTTGACATAATCAGAATATGAACCTGGGTTCTCTTTGTTTATTTTGTCGAATTCTGGTTTGGTGAGAACAACAGGTTGAATGTTCAAATTTGATTGACAAATACGTGAATATCCTTCATATTTCCCCTCTTCTTCCGAGACGAAAAGTGCCGGGTCGCGTGCTTTCATCATCGTATAAAACAAATTGGGATTTTTCAACGATTTTCCTACTGGATTAATCACAAATTCTTTTTCTTCGTCATCATCATTGTCGTTATATACGGTGAGTGGTGGTTGTTCTGACACTGCTATTTTTTTACCTTTGGGTGCCCCACCTTTATTCTCTTTTGATGGCCGTTTTAATTCTTCTTCTTCATCTTCTTCATCGTCAAAAAATATGCCTTCATTACTAGATGAACCAGTAGAAGAAGTTTTTACTGAAGACTCCTTTGTCGCTGGGGCATCTTCTTTTTCTATTCCTGGCGATAATTCATTTGTTTTATTTTGTGCAGCCAGCTCCATTCTTTTCTCAACAAAACCTTCTGTCTTCTGAATGTTTTGTGAAGCAGGTGGCTCTTTATAATCAATAACATCTATATCTTCATCATCCTCATCCTCATCAAAAAATATACCAGCATCTTCATCTTCTTCGTCATCGCTCAATTCTACCGGTTTTATTTTTTGCGGGACATCAATGGTTTTATCGAAAACCGTGGTTGATACAACGTTCTCTACCTGAACCTTTTCGACATATTTTGTAATAATTTTGGAACATAATGCAACAACCTCTTTTTTTGCAAACGTCGAAGAATCAGGTCGTTGGGTCAAACGAATCATGGTATCCAAATACACGTGCAATATCGGTAAATAATCTAACGAAACGATGTCAGTAATTTCGATGGTTAATTTTTTATCCAACTTTGAAATTTTAAACAAAGCGGGAAATCCCGGATTATCCACTATTTTTCCGCGTATATCTTTGTGTTCACTGAGATATTGCACAACACGTAAATTGGCGGAATCTTCGCTCATTTTATAATTTTTCATCAACATATGAATAACGTCCGCAATGTTGTTGCTCGTTTTATATGTTTCTGTTATTGTCAGGGTTTGTGCATCCATTTCTTGGAAATTTTCGACTCGTTTAAACCGCATCAACGTTCCTTCAATTTCATCATCACGTATGATATCAAATACACTCGAAATGCATGACGAATATTTATTAAAATTCAGCTCTTTTTCTAATATAAATTCATATACATATTTCAAATCCATAATTTCGATATGATTCTCTTTCAACGATTCTATCGAACGAATATGATAGCCTGTCTGTTGAAGGAAACCATTGATATTATCTATGACGGGATTGATTATTTTCGCTAATAACATTGCCAATTCTTCCTCCGTAATAGGTTTCAATAATTCAGCATATACATTTACATCACCCGACATCTCAATATCCATATAAAAATTCTGTTCATTGGTAGCCTGTATGAACAAAGAAATTTGTTTTCGTTTTCCTATTTCTTTGGATGTTTTTATAATGACCGACTCGGACAAATAAGGGATATATTTACCGTCACGCGTTTTATGTTGCGTAAATAGCCGATAAACGTTCTCTCTACGATTTCCTGGATTGTATTTTATAAAAGGAATGGTCTGTGTAGCGTGGATATTTTTAAAAATGACTTCAAGTGGTAGAATATTTTTGAACTCAGAATTGATTTTTATTTTAAATTGTTTTATACCGCGATTCGAATATGGAAGTTCGCTTGTCTTACCATGATATACGTTGTAAAACATATCAATCGTTTTAAAAAAATATTGTGTTGCTTTGTCCAACAACATGACGTTTTCCCGAATTAATCTCTCTTTATTTTCATCGAATTGGTCCAGTGTGATTATGGATTTTTTATATAAAAAAGGAAAATAGGTCTGTGTTGTTTTTTCATTGTCATATCCTTTGCTATCCGAAAAACTTATTACATCTTCCATGCGACATAAATATATGTTATTTCCATGAATGTTACCATAATTTAATAATAATTGATTATCAAATGTCACTAGAGAATTACGTATAAAATCTACCGCACCAACCTTACCACCTCCAATAGACGAATCAACACGTTTAAATGGATTGCATGAGAACAAATAGTCATGTTCATGTAAGAACCGTTGCCCGATAGGTATTGATATTGGGTATTTTTTATGAGGTTCAATCCATGTTAGGACGTCCTCATACAAATATTGTTCCTTTCGGTCGGTAATATCATCGTTGATATTCATATTTAGCAAGAGTTGTTTGAGATGTTCATAAGTTATGATACGTGAATCATTTTGGGTAATTATTTGGTATAATGACATTGTATTGATAGCCTCGAGAACATTGGCAAACAAATACATTTCATCATAACATATTTCTTGTTCTCCGATTTCCTGAATAATTTTCTTTTTAATGATTCGTATAGAATCATCTTTATGAATTTGTTGAGATGAGAACACCACTTCAATTGCCTTTGATTTTATTTCATTTAATTCATATTCGCTAAATATGGTTTGCATATTTTGTTGACCACCTCCAAACACAAACATGCGTTTAATTTTACCTTGATTGTCCAATACATGTATTCTATAAATATCGGAAAATGAAACTTTATAAGATTCCCCCTCCATTATATACATTCTTGATGTATATTTTTGTATGATTATATCTTATAATCATGATGAAAAAAGCTCTCTTAGTTGGTGCAAACTATACCAATATTCCTCAAGTTACATTGCATGGCTGCATTGATGATATTGTAAATATTAGCGAAGTATTAGAAGATAGTTTCGATTATGATATGAATAATATTATGATGTTACGTGATGATATTAAAAATGCAGCTACTATGCCTACACGCAGCAATATACTTACTAATTTATCCAATTTGGTAAGTCAATCCGCCAATTTATCAGAGATATGGTTTCATTATAGTGGACACGGTTCCCAAATTAATGCAGTAGCTAATACTAAATATAACAATTTGGATGAAGTTATTGTCCCTGTTGATTACCAAACCAACGGATTTATTATCGATGATGAAATATTTAATATAATTAAAAATGTAAAATGTAAAATGATTTTGGTATTTGATAGCTGTCATAGTGGTAGCATTTGTGAATTACAATGGAGTTTTTTATATACAGGAGGTTCTATTATGAAATCATTGAATACAAATAAATCCATCGCTAATCCAAATATTTTCTGTTTCAGTGGGTGCAAAGACGCACAAACATGTGCGGATGCTTATAGTAATCTTCAAGCACAAGGTGTAGGTGCATTTACCGATGCATTTGTTCATTGTTTGAGAACCAATCATATGAATGTAGATGTTCTCAAATTATATAGTGATATATGTCTTTATATTACGTCAGAGGGATTTACCCAAACACCAATACTATCGTGTTCAGCAGTTACACCTACTTATACATTTTCACGAACTAATAATGCAATATTAAATACAAATATTTTACCTATTATGACAAGCACTGTAAATGTTGAAAATATAACAGTAGCATCTATTCCAAGTAAAACTGCACCAGCAGTTGCTCCGGTTCCAGCACCTAAAAAGGATTTTATTGTTCCTGCTCCAGTTCCTGCTCCAGTTCCTGCTCCAGTTCCTGCTCCAGTTCCTGCTCCAGTTCCTGCTCCAGTTCCTGCTCCAGTTCCTGTTCCTGCTCCAGTTCCTGCTCCAGTTCCAGCTCCAGTTCCAGTTCCTGTTCCTGCTCCGGCATTGCCCCCTATAATTATCAATCCATCTAATAAAATGAAAACAATGCCAAGCTATTCTTCAAAATCACCTGTTACCAAAATGACACATATTACCAACCAAACTCAACAACCAGTAGTTATTCATACTCCCCAAAATAATACAGTTATCATGGGTAGTAAAAAATCCGGTAAAAAATCCACGATGGGTAATATGTTGGGTCGTATCTAACATCTCCGGTCTACGACCTTCGATGTTATGAGGTTTCCCTCCGCAAGCAGGGCTTGCTGGAATGTTTTCTGTAACGAACGAAGTGAGTGAAGGAAAACTTCCTAACTCCGTAGAACGAAGTTCGAAAGAGTTTACGGTAAACACTCCAAAAAATATTTATTATTTATTCGAGTAAACAATAAATATTTTCTACATATCAAAAAATGGACTGTCGCGTATGTTCATTCCGCAATAACTTTCGGGTTCTTTTTTGTAATCTTTCGGTTCGTGAATTCCGGCAACCTTGGCTTCTTCTAATAAAAATTTAAAGTTCTCCCAGAATTCCGTTTTATGTCCAACAGATTCAGACAATATATGAGAACATTCGTGAATTGCCACAAACGTCAAGGTATGTTCATCAATCAAGTTATCATTGTCGTCGCTACCTGTTTTAGATTTATTCAAACAAAATGCCACCTTTTCACCCTTGTTCTCACTATACGCGGTAAATTTACTGGTAGGAAGCGTTTCCATAATTTTCTGAGGATTGAATCGCTCCTTCAATCGTTGAACATCTTCACGGTCAGGATATTTATTAAATACATAATCTACCAATTGTTTACATTTATCGGTAACTCGGGCCAACATATCAGCAGCTTCCTGGAGACGTTCTCGCTCTCGCACGCAATATTTATTACCATCCACGGTCGACACAATACATTTTAATTGAAACGCATCACTGTTATCCAAATAAATATAAAAACACAGGGCAAGTAAACCAAAAATAACAAAATACCCTAAAATATCCAGGTTGTTCATTTGTATAGTATAGATGTGGATAATTTATTGGCAGCAGTTATAACAGAGCTTCCACATATTTTACAAGTAAGGTTCTTATTTTCTTCTTTTTTTATCATTATTTTTGTAAATAAAATATTTCTATAATCTGGTAGACGCTCAAGCAACGAAACACGTTTTTTTACTGAAAATTTATAGTTTTTTATGTTCTCCATGTGGAATAAAATTGATGTAAAAATATTTTTATATATTATTCTATTATAAGATATTTTATGAATATTCCAAAACCGCTAATAAAATGGGTTGGTGGTAAAACACAAATTATTCAAAAACTATCCACAGTATTTCCAAAAGAGATGAATAATTATCACGAAATATTTCTCGGGGGAGGTAGTGTTTTACTCATGTTATTGACATTAATAAAAAATGGTCAAATACACATACGCGGTAATGTATTTGCTTACGATATCAATCGACCGCTAATATATTTATATAAAAATGTTCAGTCCGAACCCGATGAATTTTACACCATGATACAAACCTATATGAATGAATACAAAGAGTGCAACGGAGAAGAAATCAACCGTAAACCGATAACTAGAGAACAAGGATGCACTTCGAAAGAGAGTTATTATTATTGGATACGGTATCAATACAACAAAATGACCGACGATGAACGCATACAACATGCAGGTTCTGCCATGTTTCTCTTCTTGAACAAAACATGTTTTCGTGGATTGTATCGTATGGGACCCAACGGGTTCAATGTTCCATATGGGCATTATAAAAATCCGGAAATCATTCAACGTGAACATTTGTTACAAATACACGAATTAATACAAGGAGTTGAGTTCATTTGTTGCGATTTTACAGTGTCCATTCCTCGCATAATAGACGGAGATTTTGCTTATTTGGACCCACCATATGCACCAATAAATGAAACCTCGTTTGTTGGATATACTGACGATGGTTTTGGCATAGAAAAACATCGTCAACTGTTTGCATTTATTCATGCGATTCCAGGAAAAATGGTGATGAGTAATGCGGATGTGGATTTAGTGAAAAATAATTTTACTAGAGAAAAATATACAATTGAAACTATAGAATGTAAACGGTCAATAAATAGTAAGAATCCTGGTGAGAAGGTGAACGAAGTAATTATTACTTATTGATTACACAAAAAATATAAAAATAATTTATGTTAAAAGTGTCGATTTATTACTATTTTTACAAAATCTATCTAAAAAACACCTTACGATGATAGCAAATTATCATAACATATATTATAAAAATCGTATATTTTCATGTGTTTTATATAAAAAAACATGGTTACATAATGACCATGAAAATATAATAAATTGGGTTTATGACCATATATACACATATCTATACAAACGCAAATATGATATTTCATATTTGCAACCACTCGTCTAATTTAGCAAAATAATTCCATTCATTACCAAATAATACCGGAATTTCACTCTCTCGCATAATTTGGTTCAAAATCATGTATTTTGCATCATTTGATTCTATTTTTTTTTGTAAAAACGAATTCACACAAAATGCATAAGAAACAATAAATTTATCCCCTAATACCAATTTATATTCACGTTTAAAAGACGGGCCACTTAATAATTTGGTTTCTACTGAACCTTCCACACTTTGTTCTTTTTTCTCCAAAATTTTCACATGAATTGATGAACCATCTGTAGGAATGGTTATATAAGCTTCGTCTGGATTACGAAACATAAATATATTAAATTTCAATTTCATGAATATTTTCAAATTTCCTTGTGTGACAAATATTTTACTGCATATATCGGTTTGTTTCATTAAATAATAATTTTTTTTACCCATTGGAACCTTAATATAATTATGTTGCAATAAACGTGGCTCATTGTTAGTCAATTCTTCAAATTTTTTACCATATAAATTTGTATTTGTTCCTCCTGCCCCAGTTCCACGGTTGAAAATCGGAATTATAGGAATGTTTGGAATAATATTCATTATGCTTGTTGTAGTTGTTGTTATCATTTTTATATGTTTATTATCACTCATATATAATTCAATTTTATAATATTATTATAAAAAAATATTATTATAATTATTTATCGGCATCCCGCTCCAACTTCAAGAGGAACACGTCCCAAATCAGGCTCAATGGTTGATTGCATCCATGGTCCAGTATTTTGTTTGGTGATAATAGGGTCAGAACGCAACTGCAAGTTGGCATTTCTCAAAGTTTGACCAATTGTGTCAAGTCCAATATGGTATCCAGCCTGTAACAAATCGGGCATAGCAATGTTACCCTGGTTCATTGATACAGGGTTAAGTGCTGCCCATTGACTGTTAGCATCTTTGGGTAACAAATCACTGGGGTTAGCAACAGGTTGTTGAGCGTAGTTTCCTGCACCTGCACCTGCACCTGATACGGTAGCACTTGGAGGAAGGTTTACAGGAGGAGGAGCCACATATTGTGCTGATGTGGTATTTACTGTTGGTTGCTTGGACGAACCATCCTCCATGCGGTCAACAATCATCATTTTCGAGTCAGAATATGAGAATAAAGCATAACCTAAAATGAGCAACGCAACAAAAATGATTACTTTGTCACGAGTAAAGAATTTGCTGAAACCTGTTACAATATCTTTAAACATTAGTTTATATAAACGGATGATAAAATTATTTGGAGTAAAACATACAGAACCACAAAGTGGTTCGTTCGGAGGGCCTGAAAGGCCCTCAATCTTACATCGTCCTTCAGGCGATGCTGATAAATGTTTTATATATTCTTTGTCTAGGATTTCCGACAAAAAATAACACAAATTCGCCGTTATATTCGTTCGTTGTCATTCGTTGACGGATTCCCTACGGGAATCCTTGGCAACGAATCTAGGTTTTGCACCGCCTGCGGCTATGCAAAACCTTCAGATTTTGATTGCGAGAAAATCCTAAACAACGAATTATTCAAAAATACAATATCCTTTATTAATTTTTATCAAATAAACGACAAATTCCATTTATTCCATATTTTCAAACGACTCTTCGTCAAAATCACTGTCACTATCTTCATTTTCCAACATATAGGTATTTTTAATATGTTTGGCTTCCAAATAAGATGAAATTGCTAAATCTCTGGCCATTTTTGCCTTTCGTTTTGCTTCTTTATACATTTGATAATAAATATCGTTTCTTTTTTTGATAAATACTGTATCGCCATTAGGCAAGTCGTCGATATTCATATTCACTTCTAAAATATCTTTCGAATCTCCATGTGTTTCATTATTTTCTGAAGAAATGTTGATTTCATTCGTTGTCTGATTTTTTTGTTCTGTTTTAATGAGGTCACTCAACATGGAGTCCGGAGTGGTAATTGGTTCTGTACGTTTTACTACAAATGTCTCGGTATCATGGACTATATCTTCATATCTTGCTTCTGGAATGAAAATCGGAGACGTAGCGAATGCGGAGTCATCTGGAATATTTATCTGTTTTTCTAAAGAATTGTTTTCTTCATCGATTTCGCTGATAATTAGTTCAATATTATTATTATCATTTTCATTTTGTGCCGCCTGCTCCATTCTTTTCTCATCAAAACCTTCAAACGACTCCGAACTATGTTCTCCGTTGTTTTCTCGGTTCGAAAGAAATGCTCCGTCTTCTCCATTCTTTTCTATGATTTTCATTCCAGTAGTTGGTTCCATGTTCGGTTCCGTTCGTGTAGTATTTGGAGCCCAACTTGGAGCGGATTCGCCGCTCCTAAGAGGTAAACCTCCTAACTCCGAAGAACGAAGTTCGGAGGAGTTTGCCGTAAAAATACATTTTTCGAAAAGATTATTTTGCTTAAACACCATCATCTGCTTTATTTCTATTTCAATTTGAAAATTTTTAGAGGAACATTTAATACCTTGTATTTCTAAAATGGTAACAACGTTAGTATTTTCCTTAATTGTTTCAATATCAACCTCATGTTCGTCTTCATTATATATTTTTAGAGAACATTTACCTAACATAGTAGGCACATTGGTTCTCGAGATGTAAAATTTTCCAGATTTAAATATTTTCAATGGCGAAGTGAATGAATTTTCTATATCATGTTCATCCAATTCTGTTTCAAACCATTTGGAACGATGGCCAAAAATTTTCTTTTGGCAATAATTTTCTAAATTCTCCATCCAACGAATGAAGTCCTCATTTTCATTGGTGAACATCAAATCACAATAATGCTTTTTTCCAGACTTAAATATAGCGCTTTTTGACACGCATTTTGGCGGTTGGATATAGAGAGGGCTATCATTTATTCTAAATTTAATAAAATAATTCCCTCCCGGCATAGAGGATGGTGATAAAAGGCTCAATTTTGAGAAATCAAATGAATCATTGGGTTCGTATATTTTTTCCATAATTACACAATATCCATATTTTTTTATAATTACGTTTACGCGTTTTACTTACACCTTTTGTTTCTTCAAATACATAAAATATTACTTAAAATGAAAACGATTCGTGATACTTGTATTGAATTTTTTAAAAATGAAGATATTAAGCAAAATTTACAAGAAATTATCAAACCTGTAGTGGATATTATTTATAATGAAGTCTATTTATATTTGTGGTTTATTTGTATTTACATTGTATTTTTGACTTTTATTATTTTAGCCAATTTATTTCTGTTGATACGTTTACTTCGACAACTACAAGAACAATCAAAATAATGTATTCGTATATTATATAATATGCCTTCGAAGCGTAATAGAACGAACAATAAGCGTTATAAAAGAATGCGTGGTGGTTCAGGTGCGGCGGAATATGCAACATCGGTATTTGGCGGACCAGGACAACAAGTCGCCGGTTCTGATGGACATACAATTGCCATGTCTGCCCCTTCTTGCCAATCTGGAGGTAGTGCTACTACTAATATTCCTATAAAATTAAGTGGTGGTGGCGTTGCCGATAACGCTGGACTAGTTGATGTTGTAATTAAAGCAACCCCTGTTATGGTAAAGGGTGGAAATGCGGTATCTGCTGGAGTTGGCGCGCCAGCAACCTCTGGTGCTATCAAAGGTGGTCGCAGAGGAGGAAGTGGAATAACTGAGATTGCTGTTCCTGCTGTATTGTTAACATTGAATCAATTAAACAAACGCCGCCGCACTTTCAAAAAGAAGGGAGGTAAATCTAACAAATCACGTCGTCATAGAAAATAAAAATAACTATTTCATGTATATGAACATTATTCCATCTATCATCACAAAATACGCCTATGTTGAAAAAGACAACGATTGGATAGACCCAGATTCGCTACATTCACAACATCATTTAGTCGGAAACGTCCCTATAGAGGACATATTACAACGAATGAATCACGTATTTCATTTGCCAAAATCTTTGGAAAATTATGGTGTACCAGTAGGTTTGTTAGTTATGCCACAAACATGTTCTCATATGCATGGGGGTATGGGTGGTGTTATAAAAAAAAAACATCAAGAATTGCCAAATACAATAAATGATAATGACCATGAACGATTAATGAAATTTATTCATATATACACGGATAAAGATAGAAAATACAAGAAAGATAAAACACATAAAAAAAGAAAATAAACATAATATGATGTGTCATACAACATATTATGAGCGAATCGTTAGGTTTTATTATTACACGATATATAAATTCAGAAACCACCAGTAAATATTGGATAGAATGTTATGAATGTATACGTAAATTTTATAATCATAAAATAATCATTATCGATGATAATAGTATTTCGGAATTTGTTACAGAATATCCGACAATAAATTGTGAAATAATTTCCTCAAAATTTCCTCAACGTGGAGAACTTTTGGGGTATTATTATTTTTATACATTACACCCATTTGATAAAGCAGTCATTATACACGATTCAGTATTTATTCAAAATTACATTGATTTTACCTATTATAGCGAGGTTAAATTTCTATGGGATTTCAAACATACATGGAATTCACCCGAAAATGAAATTACCATGTTACATAATATGTTAAATAATAATGATAGTAACACTTTTTATAGTGTATTAATGTGTTATTTGAATATAAATGATAACACATGGAAAGGATGTTACGGGGCACAATCAGTTATTAGTCACGCATTTTTGAATAAATTAATACAAAAATATAATTTATTAAAATTATTGGATTATATTACAAATCGTGAACAACGTATGAGTTTTGAACGCATATTTGGTCTTTTATGTAGTTATGAAAAAAATGAATTATATGAAAATATTTCGATTTTTGGAGATATACATGATTATACATATAATCTTACACGAACCCAAAAAAAATATGATTATTATTACCATGAATATTTACATGACAAAGAGAACAATCTTGGAGATTTTCCGATTGTCAAAGTATGGACCGGAAGATAAAATATTTTATAAATTTTCAGACCAGTTTGTCGTATTAAATGAATTTATTTGAAGTAACTTATCAGCATTATCTTTCCAAAATTGCACCTTTTTATCTAATAATGTATCCTCAGCTGATTTTGGGTAAACATGATTTGATTTTGCCTTCATATTAGCTATATCCGAATCATTTGGTTTTGGCTTTACGCCAAAACAATTGACACCAAATCTTACATAAGGGTTATCAATATATCCTCCATTGATACCTGGTCTGCCGCAATCATTTTTATGTTTGGGATTGGTTTGTAATTTATCCCAGGTGGATTTTTGCGTCGGGAAGAAAATCATCTGACCATCCGACCAACCATAATTACACCATTCACCACCGTCGTTGTAAGATTTTTCTATATCATCGTATGTTGCTAAACGCGCACCATACGAAGTGCAAATAGATTTGGCATCATCATATGTATATAAATTATTGGAAATATTAAAGACTTCCGGTTTAGATGGTGCTGAAACAGTTGTATTACCTGACAAATCGGTTGATTTAACAGTTTGTGGTGTTTGTGGTGTTTGTGGTAATCCGTTCCAAATGTTTGAAAATGCCTGAGAAAACAGTTTTACAATGTCTATTCTGAGAACATATTTGAAAAAATCTGCAATAAGAATGATTACCAAAAGTATCCACGCGAGACTTTCTATAAAATTAATTGTAAAAGGTTTTGTATCATATCCCATTGGAATTCCTGTAACATAAATAAAAGTGTAAAAACAAAAAATGAACAATACCAAGGAAAAAATAGATACGGGGTCATCGATATAGTTTTTTGTGGAAGACGCAATATTGTTCAATATATCTTGTTTTTTATTGTCAGTAATATTCAAAAAATAATAACCTATCGTAAAAACGAAAAATACAAATATGAGCAAATCGAATATTCTTGACACCGTTTTTTTTCCGCTAGAAGATTCATCCGATTGATACAGAATACCCATAATCAAATAAATAATTAAATATATTGCTAAAAACCAGACCAGAAATACGATATTAGATTTGTTGAATATATCATATAATATATTATTTCCACTTAAATCGCTCATAATATAGTATAACTAGTTATTTTTTTTGCGATAAAACAAACAGTATGCCATAGGTGTAATAATATTTTCTTCTTGTAAAATATCTACATTCGAGTCATTATAATGTATCCATTCATTGTTAGCGTTTCTAGCAAACGACGTATAATGTCCTCCCATAACTGACCCTATATGATTACATACCCCATATAGTTCGTAAATATAGGACGACGCATTATAACCAGAAACATATTTGGATAAATTTAAATCGTCCAATGGAAATTCTATATAATCATTCAATTTTGTTTCTCCGTCATGAGAAAACCTCTTCAATGTAATAACAAGAACCTTCGGTAAACTCCAAAACGTTATTCGTTTGCGCACATCTTGTTTGATATTTGTTTTATCATTGAACCATGCATTTTCGCCTTCTAACATCTCAAATTGAGTGAATAAATCAAAACAATCATATATGTCCGAATATTTTTTTTCGTTCGTTAACAAATTTTTTTCGGGTATAGGAATATCCAATATAAAAAAATGTTCGGATTTACAACTGTGTTTTTCGTCGCTAGTCGTGGATAAAATTTCGGAAACATAAATACCATAAAACATATCCATAATTTCGGAATATTCTTTTGAATAAACTTTCTTTAACATACCATAGCATTCAATAGCTAATTTATCCAAATCGTTCTCTGTCTTTCCTTGAATATTCATATTAATACTTCGGCAAATACTATTATGCATGCATTCAATCATAAAAAGTAAAAATTCTGACATGTCATTCTGGGCCCATCCGGTAAATAATTCCCTGTTTTTTTCTCTGGCCAATTTGTGAACATTAAATACAAATTTATTCGGTGATACCGTCCCGTTATTTGTCCACATAATGTCTCTCAATTCCATCCATTCGTGCATGATAGAAAAATCGGCCATATCGCGTTTCTGAAACTTTTTTATTTTTTCTGAATTTAAAACATCCACCAACTCATATGTGTGATTCAATACTTGCATACATGAATTCAAAAAACATGTATTTCCCAAGTTAATTAACCCAGTATATCCTTTGTTTTTATGTTTTTCAAATCTTGATAATGTTGTTTGTTTCATATGAAATAATATTATTGGTTAATATTATATAACGATATACCTTTATATAATTATATTATTCTAATCTATATATGTCTAACAATGCCAATAATGTAGATAATTTTATCAATACATTAAATCGACGTTATCCAAATATAAATTCAAATGTGCAGTTTTTTTTAGATATGATACAAAATGAATTCGGAGATTCTCTACAATCCTCGGACAATAATAATATTAGTGTTGAACAAATTTCAGAATTATTTCGTAATACTTCCCAACTTCGTTCTCAACCCACAACACAGCATAGAGCATCGATGGGTTCATCTAATTTTAATCGCTATAATTCAACCCGTTCAAGAGAAGTAGATTCAGTTAATTTGAACGAATTTGAAGGTTTTGCAGAGCCGCTTGAAAATCGAAGATTTTCTGATCAGGCGGCGCAAAACCTAGATTCGTTGTCTAGGATTCCCTACGGGTCGGAGGGCCCTTTGGGTAGAGGGCCTGAAAGGCCCTCACACCTTTCAGGCCCTCAACCTGGAACGCCTCTTTGGGGCGTTCATAGGAATCCGACAACGAATACAGAAGCCCTTGGATTCGATAACAATACTACTTCTGGAGAAAATCGTAGGACCTCCAGAACAAATTCGCTTGTAGATGAATTAAATGATATACCAATCAATCCCGATTCTATACCGGTTATTCGAACCTCCAATGAACATCCTAGCAGTTTAGATGATCAAATACGTCGTAACCAGAACAGCATTAGAGATATTATTGACAATTATAATGATAATACAACTCAATACAATAGAAACATGGACCGTTGGATAATGTCTTATAATGATAATTTTCATCAATATCAACATAATACAGAACACATTATCAGATTATTACAAGAGTTTCAATCCCATATAATTCAAATCCATTCTAGGACAAATATTGCTAACCCACCAGCAACACGTTTTGTGAATTCTTCCAGAGCTAATACGAGAACAGGTATTAGATATACCACACATAACAATACCAACCCTATTAATTGGACAGAATTCATTCCGTTAAGATATAATTCAACCAGATACCTAGATAATCGACTTACACAAGCACAAATTGACTTATCAACACAAATAATAGAATATGATGAAAATATGGATGAAGAACGTTGTCCTATTAGTTGGGAAGATTTTGTTGTTGGAGAACAAATTTGCCAGATTAAAGAATGCGAACATATATTCAAATCTACATCATTGTTAAACTGGTTGCGAACAAATTCACATTGTCCTGTGTGTAGATATGATTTACGCACATATAATGGAACCACACCTGGTCGGGTTAGCAGAACTACATCCAATAGGTCAAATAGAACTAGACCAGAACAGGTTAGCGATATCGATGTTTCATTGAATACAGTTGATATGGACAACCAAGATGCTAATGAAAATCCATATATAGATAATAATGACGAGATTGAAACCATTTATACAACATCCATTGATTTGGATATAAATTCTATTAACAACTTGGATGCCATTTTAGAATCTGTAATGCAACAAATAGGAGACGATATTATCCGTTCATACGATGCGTCAAATAATGACATATAATCACTTCATATATGCTTTCATTATTACTATATAAACAACTCCGAACTACATTCTCCGTTGTTTGTCAGTTTCCTTCCGACTTCGTCTTCAGTAAACATTCCAATTTACATTCGTTTTTGAATCGACTGCGTCGATTCTTGGAAATGAATCTAGAAAACGGCTCGGAACCATCAAGACACCCACCCCTACGGGGGTGTCGGGTCGTGGTTCTATACGTTTTACTACAGTAATTTTCTCAGGCTAAAAAAAAAAATAATAAAGTCTCAAAACTTTTTAGAAATGGACATTTATTTTTGTCCATTTTTCCAAAGTACCAACGGAGTTTTGTAAAAAAAGTGAATTCGCTGCATAATGCTCACAAATCCATTTTTTGGAGTGGTTTTATGACTGCATAATATTTTTTCAAAATAATATAAAGACCTATGTATATTTAGGAATATGTTTACAAATTCCAACGAGAAAACCGAGAAAAAACGAGAGAATTATGTTTGTGAAAAATGTGACTTTGTATGCATTTATAAAAGTGATTTTATTCGACATTGTTCCACTCGAAAACATAAAGAGTTTACAAAGATTACAAATGTGAGCAAAAATGAAAAAGAATCTCATATATGCAGTCATTGTTATAAAGAATATACATCAAGGATGGGTTTATGGAAACATGCCAAGAAATGTCCAAAACAAACATGTGAATCTGCTGAAATAATTTCTAACGTGGATGACGATATATTGAGTAGCGAACCTATAAAGAATTATATCATGAAATTGGTAGAACAAAACAATGAATTAAAAAATATGTTTATTCAGCAAAATAATGAACTTATGCAACAAAACAATAAACATAACGAAGAATTATTGAATCATAATACTGAGCTCCAAGAAATTAAAACAATTTTATCCGAGCAACCCCCACAACAAATCGTAAACAATAATATACAAAAAATTACCAACAATACCCAGTTCAATCTCAATGTCTTTTTACAACAAACATGCAAGGATGCCATCAATATGAGTGATTTTATTGATTCTTTGGAAATTAATACCAAATCTTTGGAACGTACCGGCACTCACGGGTACGTTCATGGTATCAGTAAGATTTTTATGGACGGTATTCGAAAACTGAAAGTGCAAGAGCGACCCATCCATTGTACCGATTTGAAACGCGAAGTATTGTATATTAAAGACAACGATACATGGACCAAAGATACCGAGGACAACAAACAGTTCAAGAAAGCGTTAGCAACTGTAGTGCATCGTAATATGATCCAAATAGTAAAATGGGAGGAAGAGAACCCGGAAACATCGAATCCGGAATCAAAAACATATGAATTTTATTTCGAAGTAGTTAGGCAGTCGCTGGGTGGCGGGGACCAAGATGTAACCGATCGTAACAACGATAAAATCCTGAAGGCGATTGCGAAGGAAGTTCATATCGATAAAAAAGTAAAGGAATTGTTATAATTGAATAATATTTGTATGAATATATTTTATATTTTTCTTGCGAAGAACCCTGATATTTCTTGGATACCATGTTTTTGATTGAAAATCTTGGTCAAGAATTTTTCAAACAACAACGTCTTAATTTTGGTTGAACACAGTTTCTCACGCTTTTTCATATATATTTCCAAATCAGGATACTCTTTTTCTAACTTGACAATTTCGCGTCGGAAAGCCGATACCGCCGATGTCTTACCTTGATACTCCCATATTTGCTCGAGTGCCAAACCAAATAGTTGTTGCAGCGGCTTCATCAATTGATTGGTAATATAAAATGTATAATCTATCGCCAATGTGTTATCGTTGATAAATTCCGGGGTTTCAATCTTTTCCCCCTGCAGTGCATGTTTATTTTCACAAACAACATGAACAAACCGCATTCTATCACCAGGTTTAGGTTTGTTCCCTGGGTCGCGCTGTCCGATTCTATCCGCCAATACTCGATGGGCAATTTGTTGAGGATTCTTATAATCGCTCCTCAATGCTTTTGTTATCATAAGTTTATCCATAGAGACTTTGCCGTCAATCAGATTTTGCAATGATGAATTGAGAAAGTCAATCGATTTTGATATGTTATGTTCCTTCATTAATATATTAAGAATTCCGCCGTAAGTATCCTTCAAATAGTCACACGAGTCGCGACGCTTGAGTGAAAGACCCATATATTTCATTTTACCCTTATTGGGGTCGGTCTCATAGAGCATTCCCACATATCGCTTTTTGGAAAGCAAGACGAACGGCATCAACGTTTTCTCATAAGAGAGTTCCATCGGCGGTTTTAGCCACTGAGTGCACAAATGTGCCGCATCTTGTGCAATTTCAATGGTGATTTCAAGTGCATCTTTCCCACGAATCGGCTGTTTGGTCTTGGGGTCTTCGAGGTTGAATGTAAAGAATACACTGTCCGTATTGTGTACAATCATGTTTCCGATTCCAGCAGCAAAATGGTGGTTATCAGTGGTTAAGTCGTAGACATAACCATCATATGGTATTTCGATGAGGTACTTTATTTTATTATTATAAGGAGTATCGTTTGGTACATACGTCATGACATATTCGTCTCGATATTTACTATATGATGTTTTCAAATTTATATTATACAGATTAAACACACAATGAATACATGCGGATATCAAAGGTTTATTTTCTGAAGCAATTTGACGAATTGTAATATGTTGTTCTTTATGAATTTTTCCGGAACTGAGCAACTTAAAGAATTTGTCGGATAATTCTCCTGGATATTTTGTATTACTAATATCGAATTCTACGAATTTATCGTTATCATTATTATTTGTTTCCGAATCGGAAGCGGATTCGTAGTTATTCTTTTCCGAATCGACTTTTCGCTGCGCAGAGATTATAGGAAAAGAATCGAGAAAACGTTTCTCAGCATCGCCCTTCAGGCGATGCAAGATTGGGGGCCTTTCTTGAAAATCGAAGATTTTCTGATCAGGCCCCCCGCTCGAACCGTTACACGGTTCTGTACGTTTTACTCCATTTTCATTTTTATATTTATAATGTAATAATTCGGTTCCGATTTGACAATCACGCGGACTGATTTCATTCGAATCTGATAATAATAGTGAATGGTCGTCTGTCACGTCCACAATACCATTGTCTGTTACTACACGAATCATTTTTTTATGTTCAGCCAATTTGTGACGTATAACGCGATGAATTTTGGTCCATCCTTTGTCCGACCAAACCTCGGTATCATTCAATTCACAATATTCTTTGGATTGTTTTCCTTCCTCAGTGCAGGTAGTCCAAATATCATTACCACAACGCCGATGTAAATCACATACAAAGGTGTTTACCGTGCAGCCGCCGTATCGAATAAGAATCGGTGTATAAGACGCAACACTGTCACCGTATACATATTCGGCTTTGGTAATAACTTTGCCATACGATTTTGTATCATATTCCAAATTCCCATACACTTCTTCAATAATGCGCTTGGCATAAATAATCATCATACGACCAGTCGCTGTGGTAGATGCCGCAACATCTTTTTCATAAAACGTCGATGTCTTGGCACCACACTGACCATAGAGTGAATTCGCAGTGACCTTGTATCCGAGCTGCCGTTTGTCCAAAATATTCTGCATAAACGGGTCTTTTTCCGTTTTAATCATTTTACGGGTATCTGAACGTGCACGAAGAAGTTCTTCCAAAATAGTCGGCATAATGCCTTTTTTGTTTTCGGGAAATTGTGCCCAGCGGCATATCATCGTTCCCGTTTTTGTTTTTTCTGCTTTGGCGCTGGGTTTGGCGGGGTTACGCAAATATTTGAATGTATCAAATTCCAAATCAATGTAGTCGTATCCGGGTAAATTATCATATATATAGTTTCCACTAGCATCCTTTTCGCCTAATTGTTTTATAAGGTTTCCTTCCATGTCAAATTCTTTGGTCCATACTTTGCTATCGTGAGACAAATTCTGACTAATCATCGATGATGGATACAAAGAAGCATAATCTACACAAGCTACTGGGTTATCCATATACATCGAACATTTGGGAGGAAGCACAATCGCTCCTTCATATCCCTCGTTGCCGCCCGATTTTTCCAAATCAGGCATGAGTGTGTCCTTTTCCCGGCATTTTTTGGCTACGAAACTGGTCAATTTGATTCCCTGACCGCGAAATACCAAGAAACTGATTGGAACGCTACAAATACGGGACATTTCCACATATCCAGTTAGCACATCTATTTTATTCATGAGATGGTGAACAAGATTACAATCCTGAATACAGTATTTCGCCACGATAGCGCGCCCACTTGCATCGCGGTCAGCCAATCGGAAAATATCCTGGGGCGTCACATCATCCTTCGCCATACCCCATTTGATGCTCTTTTTCATATCGATATATTCCGCCTCATGTCCTGCTATAACAATCACATTGTATTTTACCGTGGTTTCGGTGCCTTTAATAATTTCGGTGATTTCATAATCACAGACAATATCTATCACCGGAAATTTTTTCCCATTTTTATAATAGTCCGAGGTGAAACTCGATACCTCGATATGAATAAAATCTCCCACGTGCAACCCCATGAGATTTTGACTATATAGTTTGGTAACGTCACCATATTCGGGATGAACCGCGTTTTCTATTTTTTTGATGTCGTCGCTAATAAATTGTCCTGCTACATCATCCAATTTATAGGATGACAAATTGAAATCGCGGCGGAAATAGGCATACATATCGATTTGCAATCGTCCGTTGATTTTGGGATAACGTAAATCGTATTCCCCGCTCGCCAAAACGATTTTTGTATTTTCAATCGTCAATCCACCGTCTTTGCTTTCCTTGGCTGATAATTCGCCCATTTTTCTCGATAATTGTAGGAATTCGCGCTCACAATGATTTTCTTCTGCCCGGCGGAACAGAAACTCATAATCAAAACCAAATATATTATATCCAATGATGATATCGGGATTTTCTTTTTGTATAAGTTGGGTCCAGGCTAAGAGTAAATCGCGTTCTTTATCTACACTCACTATTTCCACACCGGACACTTCATCACATGTTCCCAATACGATACAATGATTCATATAGGGTTCTGTTTCACCATATTTGAGAAAGGTGGACCCGATAAAGGTAGTTTTATCACCTTCCAAACGTGGAAACATCAGTGTCATGATTTCATTGAGATTTTGTATTTTTTCTTCACGTTCGCGTTCCGCATCCAACAATATATCCAGAATATTGGATTTTTTATTAACGGTTGTTTTTTTTGTATTTTTCTTATAGACGAATTTTGGGGTATCTTGTTCTCCGCCATCATCGTCACCATCCCCATCACCGCCCTCTTTGCCTTCGTAACTGGATGCAAAATCTTTGATTTGGTCGAAAATAGAATCGATAGTCAGTAGGTCTGAATTAGCGCCCCCCTCTTTTTTGACAGCAGTGATGGGCATTTCCAACATTTTTTGCACAAGTGGCTTGAGTTGTTCTTTGGTAATCGGTTGTTTTGGATAAACAACATCAATGTCATCAAAATGGTCGAAGCCAAATGCGGTGAGAATTAGTTTTTGTATCAGAGCTGCCGCACGTGTCGAATCAATGCTTTGATTCTGAGATTGTTTATAGAAGCAATCTACAATGTTCATGGCAAGACGTTTATATGTTTTCTTAGGTAGGGGAAAATCACCATGACTACTGCTAGCTTCAATATCAAAACTACAAATTTTATATGGAACACGTGTTTCTTTCTGAGCTATAGGTTTGAGTTGAGATGCCATACACAAATATTCGTATTTGCATGTGGTCGATTTTATGGGAGGTTTGAATACTTTATCGACGGGAATATAAACCCATCCAGACGGACTGATATTATGAATATGGAAATATCGGAGAACAGGCGGTATATTACTCTCGTATAATTCCAAAGAAATCCCCCCTTTACCCATCGTATTGGGAGGATATATGAATTTTTTCATTTTACGAGATTCACCGTCGCCTTGATTATAATCATACCACAAATTTTTCACACGATTCATGGATGTTGTATTTTTGAAGGTTAATTTCAAAAATTTGTGCATTTTCCCTCCAGAAAATCCATATAACTTATGTTTATCCACCAATTCTGCAGTTAAAATGGATGATTCGTAATAGGCTCCTATTGATTTTTTTATTTCGGAAAGCAGACCATTTACATTGCGTTGGGTCCAGTCATCACCGACTTTGATAAAGAAGAATGGTTGAAAATCATTGACATATATGCAACATGTTTCTCCGTCTTCATTAATTCCGAACATTTGAATCATAAACTGAGCTTCATCTTTTTTGGCAGTGGACTTGTATTTCGATTCCTCTGATGATGTCGATTTTTCTGTGATTTTTCGTTCATCGAAAATATGAAAATCTAGTAGTCGGAAGGATTTTACGACCGTGTTCTTCTTCATTTTTTTGATGGTTATCGTTTGTTCTTGAGTATTATTTGACATTGTTGATGTCATTGTTGATGTTATATGGTATATAACATCAGTTTGTTTTTACATCAATTTTGTGGACGAATTTATTTGAAGGTTTTGCATAGCCGCTTGAAAATCGAAGATTTTCTGATCAGGCTCTGCTCGCAGAAAGCAAAACCTAGATTCGTTGCCCTACGCAACCGAAGGTTGCTCGGTTGAGGACCCTTCGGGTAGAGGGCCTGAAAGGCCCTCACACCCTTTGGGTAGAGGGCCTGAAAGGCCCTCACACCCTTTGGGTAGAGGGCCTGAAAGGCCCTCACACCCTTTGGGTCCTCTGACAAGGATTCCCTACGGGTCGGAGGGCCCTCAACCTGGAACGCCCCAAAGGGTCAACAAGCTTCGCTTGCAACCTGGAACCGCCGTAGGCGGTTCTGAGGGCGTTCAGAGGAATCCGTCAACGAATGAACAAATTCATAAAATATGTAGATTTGCGTTTTGCAGATTTGTTTTTGGGATAACGTTTGAGTTTTCGTTTGTTACGAGTTTTACCACCAAACAGTGTCAGATTCCATAATGATTGCTCTTTCTTAGGTTCGTCTCCACCTATTTTTTCTTCCACAATATTTGTGTCATGATTGCCTCCATGATGCAAAAACCATTTTTGCATCGCTTCGGCTTTTCGGTCTCCGCTATAATATTCTATATTACCATTAATTATTTTGAAAATAGTAGGATATCCACCTTGTAATGCCAACTTTTTATTTGAACCGTTCAAATATAATTCGTTTACATTGTCAACTTTGGATTGTTCGACAGATTGTTCAATTTCAGCATATATTATTTCATAACCATGTTTTTTATGTTTAATATTATATTTCATTTTATACCATTCTTTTTTTAACATACGGCAGTGACCGCACCAATCCGCATATATTTTACCGATTAATAACACTTTAGGTTTATTTTTTTGTGTTTTATTATGATTATAATGTTTTTTAGTACCACCCAACTCTTGATGATGATTCATTCTATATATTATATACATATAATATAATATTATACGCACTCAATGAAGAACCTAAACATGATATTTTTATTATTTCTTATTGTCGTATTTTTCGTAGGACTTTATGTGTATGTTTTTAATACCATGCCAAGTTGTGTTAGAAAAAGTATGAATGCTGATAACATGGAAGGTATGGAAAACAAAGAATCGAGTGACGACAAAAACAGTAACAAAGACAACAGTAATTGCCCCGATATGTTAATCAATCAAGGCGATGTTCTGTTATTATACAACTCGAATCAACCTGAAATCCCCGGCGAAAATCCACTCCCATTTTATAATTTGGATGAGTATATTAACTATTTAGAAATACAACGCAAAAAGGGAATCAAATGTCCTGTTTTGTATTTACAAAAAGAGAACAGCGCACAAGGAAAACCGGTATATCGTGTGCGACCAGGTCCTTTCGACCAACAAGGTGGTCTTCCTACACCTGAACAACAAATGACCATTGCTCAATTCAATCATCAAGACAAGCAAATTGATAATCCACCCACCCTTGTTTTGGACAATAATGTGAACTTAGATAAAAACAGTCCAGTAAAAATTATGGATGCAGACCGCGAACAAGCACCTTACAATGCAGGTAATTATGCAGGTTTTGACTCACATGGTCTTTACCAGGGAACCTATACGGAAATAGATAAAATTCACGATTCCACATCTGCCAAAGGTTTGAGCGATAATCCACTTGACCCTAACTGGGGAGGCGTATTATATACACAACAAATGGTTGACTCGGGTAAATACGATGAAAACAATGTTACAAAGCCGCGTTATATTACTCCCAAAGGAGAACAACAACCAAATTTGTATCCGGGTATATCGCCACCCGATGACCGAGCTTACTAATGAGTCATCATATATGTTTTTTATTCTTATTATATTTTATTCTATATGTTTTTTCTTTTTTCTTTTTTCTTTTTTGAATATTTCCTCCTTTAACTTTAATTGACTTACTCGAACTTTGGTCTGAGCCAACACTTCGTTTACGTTTTCGTGTTTGTTGACTGGTAACAAGTCCAATATGTTTTATTCGAAATTTATTTACGATATGTCGTTGTTGAATAGTAAATTCCGCTGGAAAAAAACCATCAATATCATATTTTCTGTTTTCATATGTTCCCGTAAAAATGTCACCGTGAAAATAGCCCATAATTATGCAATTATTTTCTTCTTCAATACGTAATTCTTTCAATAATGTAAACAATTCCACCGTAAAAAAACGATCTATATACATTTCTGAATCACGTAATCCATGTTCATATCCATAAGCGTCGCGAATTTCTTTTATTGTAAATGGATTATTACATGGATTATCTACGCACATCCACCGTTTTTCTTTATTGGATGGGTCTTCATCATCATCATGAATTGAATCAATATGTTTTTGTAAAATAACATCATATATTTTTTTCATTAACATACCGTCTAAAAAAAAACGACCAACTTCATCAGTCGGAGTTCCTGTTAAATCTAAAAATAATAATTTTTTATCTCTTCTCATATCGTTTGGAACATATGAATATGTTTCACAATCGGATGGTTTTGGAAATATTTTTATGAATTCTTCGTCACTCATGTTTAATTTTTTATATAATTCTTGATTTTTTTCCCAATTATTCAATTCATTATAACAGTAACCTTTTGCAACTTCTAAATATGGTGTGAACCATACAGGTTCAATAATTTCTTCCTTTGGAATTTCGTCATCATTTATTGGATGTTCAGAAATTCTAGCTTTTGTAACGCCATGTAAACCAAATTTGTTAGCATTTTGTGAAAAATGTTCTATGCGTCCGGTCCGATAAATAACATCACCAAGAGCATACTTATGTTTTATTTCTGAATAAGTTTTCAACTTTTTTATTATATCTGTTTTTAATCCAAGTTGATTAGTAAAGATTGAGTTTATAAATTCCATATATATTGTAAAATTTTATAATATATATTAGAGTTATATTATAACCGGATGACCAAGCTTATTGAATGTGATACAAAATTGAATACTTAGCACTATATACAGATGATTCCACTATATATCAAAATATAATATGTTACCGAATATTTCAAACCTTCCTGAGTTTAAGCTATGCTCAAACCGAAAGATTGCAACACCGACCATGTATGATATAAAATCATGGTTAATCGTAGATAAAGCGATTGATGAATATTCCAAAATATTGGAAATATATAGCTTAACCAGTCCAAATATTCATAACAACCAAAAAATACTTCTTATGCAGTTTGATTTATTAAGAAAAAAAAATATAATTCACAGGTTATTTGTATGTAGAACAATCACAATTGGGCAAGTAATTGCACCCAATCCAATTTATGTTTATATGGAAAGTGTAAAGTATCCACATGTTGGTATAAGTCAACGCATAAATGACAACGAATATTCACTTGTATCAGGTGAAATAATAAAGGGACGTTTATATCGTTTAATTGACCTTTTACAAGATGAAAGTTGTGCTTATTATGCTGTTCCACTTCATGAAGACAACCTATTAGATGAAATAAAAACAAAAAAACAAACAATTTTGCCGAGTCTTGTCCAGTTATGTATATTATCCATACTAACAAAAGATTTACCCAAATATAATGAACTAAATCAAACAGTAGTTTTAGCTATCCGATAATAAAAACCGTTTGATGTTCTCTACACATGCTTTGCTAATTTTACGTGATTTTCCATTATTTTCACATACAAGGTTCTCTAATACTTCGGTAGACTTCTTCATCTCGTCCAAAAAATGAGGAAATGACTTGAATTTTTTCATAATAGCCATAGCGGTTACCGAACTGATACCCGGTATTTGACATAGAATAATTTCACCTATATTTTCGGGGGTGATATTATCTTTTTTCACCTTTTTGACCACAGTGCAGTAATTAGGTGCGTTTACATCATGATAAGTATTTTCTTCTATAACTACGTTTTGGAGTATTTTGTGCGGGTTCACTTTGGTCAGAAAAGCTTCGCTTTTCAAGTGAACCGGAACAAAATCACCATTCAACACAAGGTTTTGCTTTGCAAAATCGGTGTTGCAATCTAATGTTTCTTCAGGAATGTTTCCTGTAGTAAAAGATGTGTTACACCTTTGCCGATTTAAATCGCCCCCTTCTGGGGGCGATTCCAGTGGCAAATTAACGTTACCACGCGCATTTTCAATGAGCGAAGGTGTAATTAGATAAGCAGGTATTTTCCCCTTGACAAAATCGCGGTCGATTTTATTCGTCATCCACACCAACAATTCTGCACTCTCGCGCACTGTCGCTGTTCTCATAACACTGAACCCTTTGAAATAATTCAAAGATGTAATTGCTGAATATACAATCTTCTTTTCGGTTAAACTTTTCAATTGTGAGAACATTCCTTCCAACAAATAAACAATATTATGGGACGGGAACCCGCTCGAATACGTCAACCGATAAGACTGTTCTTCGTATCTGCCATCTTTGATACTTGCCATCAAATCCGCAAACGATTTTCGTTCGACCAACATTACGTCTTTATCTTCGTCGGTTTGAATAAGAATATCACCAATGGGGAGAACCCGTTTTATAAGTTGTATGGACGTCGTATTTCCTTCGGTGTTAATAATAGAATAACATTTTTCGTATAAATCATGTTCTCTCTCATCGATTATAAGTTTCATCCTAATAATATCTATAATTTCTATTATGATATAATAAATAATTATTATTATATCATTTTACACAATATGATTTACTTGGTGCCGGGAATATGCCAGTAGTCAAGATTCATGCGTCTGCCAATGTTGGCAGATTGACTGACTCGGGGGTTCATCGTCATAGCCATGAATGCACGGCTCTGAGGTAAATGACGGTTACGTAACGCAATCATTTTTGCCTGAGTTTTGGTAGCAAGAGGCACCAAACCAGCTTTCTTGGACCCTCCTCCCTGATTTTGATTCATAATTGTATTTTGATATCTGGCACGCTTCGCAGAATTTGATAGAACCATTTGTCTATTATATACACTAAATATATATTATTTTGTAAAAGAATATAAACGCTTTTTGATAAATACAGTATACCCTCTTGTTGTTTTCATTCTATTTCTCAAATATAATGAACACTACGTCCACCTTTCACGCCGACGACGATATCCGTATTGAAAAAAATCAAAACGGGAATGATATTTATATTTTTGACCCATATAATCCCCTAAATAAGATCATAACACCTAGTGAAATACAAACAGTATTGAAAAATTACGGTATTGATGTCGATATCAATAATTTCACGTTGTATAAACGCGCATTCATTCATCGGTCCTATATTCGCCGTCCAAACATTGAAAATCAACAAAATAACATTACTATTGTTCCCAAACCCGATGATTGTTTACCTCTATTTACTAAATCGAACGAGCGATTGGAATTCGTAGGTGACGGTGTGTTAGAATGTATCACTAAATATTATTTGTATCGGCGGTTCCCTAAAGAAAATGAGGGATTTATGACAGAAAAAAAGATTGCTCTAGTAAAAAACGAAGCGATAGGAAAAATGGCGTTGGAAATGGGGCTTCATAAATGGTTTGTCCTGTCTAAACACGCGGAATTGAAACAAACGCGAACGAATCTGAAAAAATTAGGTTGTTTATTCGAATCTTTTATAGGTGCCATGTTCCTTGATTTTAACAAAATCACAGTTAATGACGAAGATAATTGGTTTAAAAACGTTTTTGTCACTGGACCCGGGTTTCAAATGGTTCAGATTTTCGTGGAAAACGTATTTGAAAAACATGTCGACTGGATTAATTTGATTCGGAATGATGATAATTTCAAAAATATTCTCCAAGTCAAAATACAGAAGGAGTTCAAGGTAACCCCGCATTACATTGAAATGAATGAACATCACATAGATAACGGGTATCACATGGGGGTATTTCTATGTTTGGGACAACCAATTCACGCCGTTTCCAGCAAAAAATATATGAGATGCAGTCAGTTTACAACATATCAAGAAATACACGAATATATGTCGGTAAATAATAAAATATTTTTGTTTTTAGGGGAGGGTAAACATAAAATCAAGAAAAAGGCGGAACAGATTGCTTGTGATGCGGCGATTCAACAATTAAGTGGATACTAAAATCACATAAAGATATATTTAGTTACGTTATATCTACGAGTGCACTATTATGGGAAATACTGTAAATGTAAAACCACCGGGAAATTCATACCTGCCAACATATATGTTTGAATCTCCAGAAAACATGAATAAACGTTTATTTTTAGAAATACAAAAAACGAACAGTGAATACTCAAAAAATACGGATGACCACATAATGTTTTTATTTTCAAAAATTGACATCAATACTTGCAATGAAGACGGTGAAAATTTGTTGCATATATTTACAAAATATTACCGTGCAAAACGTATACAAGAAGAAACACAAAATACGTATGTATATGACTATTATTTACAACATTTATTTGATATCGGATGTGACATAAATAAACGTGATAATTTGGGAAAAGTGCCGATGTGTTATTCCAATAATATCAACATCGATTTCTTCATAAAAAATAAAGCAGATTTAACCTTACGAGACAACGAAAATCATACAATTTTATACCATTTATCCAAAGGATTTTATATAAGTTATATTGAACCATTCGTTAATAATTATCCGGATGCGATTGATTATGACGAATATATTCCAGAAGAACGACTTCATAAAGCAATCATATTTAATGATATAAATAAGGTAAAAGAGCTGTTATTAAGAAAACCTAACTTCATCGATTATCAGATAAAGAATCAATATCAATTACATACCCCATTATCTATTGCTGGTGAGCACGGGATGGTCGAAATATTTTATTTGTTATTAGAACATGGTGCTACAATATATCCTTCACTATTATGTGATTTAATGGATGATTATAAAATGAATTACTATAAGATTCAAGAAGGTTCAGATATATATAATTCACAAGTTAAAATTATAGAAGAACTCATAGAACGTGGTGCGTCAATCAATTATCAGGATAGTCATGGAAACAGTTCTCTACATAATTGTATTACAGCGAAAATGGTTCACCTATTATTGGAAGGAGGTGCTGATATAAATGCGAGAACGGAAGGTTACGGTATAAAAAAAGTTCTTAATTATTTTCGCATTAACCATTATTTTTGTATTGATGCGGACCCACTGATGTATATGACGGTTAATATGCCAAGAATTGATGTATTTCGCGCACTATTCAAGTATGGTGCGGATCCAAATCGTAAAAATGAAAGTGGACATACCGCATTTATGGGAATATTTGTATCAACCTTTTTATTTACACATTATGATACAGACGAAAAATATCACGAATTAGTTCAATTATTTTTAGATAATGGTGCGGATCTGTTCATCAAAGATAACGACGATTATAGCGCACTTGATTATTTATGTATGTTAAGCAATTACAATAAAAAAAAACAATTGAGCACCATTCGATATTTACATAACAAGAAACAATTTACCTTGTATCGTCCCAGTACATTGGAGGCTATACAAAATGCAATTGTTTGAATGGTGTAAAAATAAAATCAATTGATATTATAAGATATAATGTCCGATGAAATAGAAAAAATAAATATGGGTGGTCCTTTAGATAGATTAAAAATAAAAAGAATGGCCAAACCCCAGCCTATTTTCAAGATACAATTGAAACGCGGAATTGTAGGTAAAAAAATGGAACCAAAAGAGATTCCAGGAAAATTGGGGGACGAGAATATATCAGAAGATATCGAAGTAGAAGAAGTAGTTATTCGAAAAATTACAACCGATAAGGATATTGATACAGATGATAATCCTATCAAAGAACGTGTTGCCATTGTTTTTGCTGATAAACGCCGTGATGTTGATGTGAATCGTGCACTTATTTTAACCCGTTTAAACAAATATACCAACATTCGAGTGGTAGAGCGAAAACGGTTAACCAAAGATTCGGAAACTGATAAGAATCCATCTTTTAAGGTGCCGCTCCTTAATGGTAATAATTATGGAGAAAATCCAGTAGAAGATTCAGTTCATTTCAAACGACCGAAAAAAACAATCACCATCGCGGAAAAAATAGATGAAGCGATTGAAGCTGCTGATGTTCCGATGGATTTCGAAAAAATAGGTATGGATGAGGAAGAAGAAAAACAAGAGGAAAAGGAAGAAGAAAAAGAAAAAGAAGAGAAACCAGAAAAACAAATAGATGAAGAAATTGTAGTTTTTAAACCGAAAAAAGGTAGACCTAAGGCTAAACGTAATTCACCAAAAGAAGAAGAAGAAGGAGAAAAGGAAGAAAAGGAAGAAAAGGTTGCAGAAAAGACGAGACAAACCCGCAAAACCTACGAAGAATTCGAATTCGGAAAAGAGGTCAAGGTCGGTAAAAAAATTCTGGTCAACCGCTTGCCAAAACGTGAGAAATTCACAGTAAAAACATCCAATTTCTACATGAATAATCGCAAACTCTATGTGCAAAAAATAGCTGAGCTTTTCCGTCCTTACCGCAAAGAGGTTCTCGATAAATCATCGGATGTATCCTGTGATACATTAAATACCGTCGATTTCAAATTATTGACCCATCAAAAAGTTGCCCGCGAATATTTGAATTTATATACACCCTATCGAGGTCTATTATTGTTTTATTCACTGGGTTCGGGGAAGAGTTGCACCAGTATTGCAATTGCCGAATCCATGAAAACTCAACGCCCTATTGTCGTAATGACTCCCGCCTCCCTCAAGATGAATTTTTTTAGTGAGCTGAAAAAATGTGGTGATTTGATGTATCGCAAAAACCAATATTGGGAGTTTATTTCGGTCACCGGAAACCCTGATTATGTGCCTATTTTGTCCAAGGTTCTCCAAATACCTGAAGAAACTATCCAACGTAATAAGGGAGCCTGGCTCGTAGATATTACCAAAAAAGAATCCAACTTTGGTGATTTGAAAACCGAACAACAAGAAGCTGTGGATGAACAACTTAACCTCATGATTCGTGCCAAATACATTGATATTAATTATAATGGTCTTAACCGCCGCAAACTCGCTGAAATGACGGAAGATTATACCAAAAATATATTCGACAACGCGACTGTTATCATTGATGAAGCCCACAATTTTGTTAGTCGCATTGTCAATAAAATCAAACAACCCAAGAGTATTTCTTATATTTTATATGACCAATTGATGAAAGCCAACAATACCAAAATTGTTCTATTGACCGGCACTCCTATTATCAATTATCCGAATGAATTGGGTATATTGTTCAATATTTTACGAGGTTATATTAAGAAATGGACATTTCAATTGCGTGTCAAGGCCAGTGCACCTGCGGGATTCAAAGTAAATAAGGAAGAAATTATGAAAATGTTTGACCGTCAAGATTTCAATACATATGATTATGTGGAATATTCTGGAAATAATTTGACTATTACTCGTAATCCTTATGGGTTCGTTAATACGGAAAAGGATGTAAAAAAAACGGAAAAGGGGAAGACAACTGATAAAAATAAGAAGGGGGGTAAAGCAACACAACGCCATAAAAAACATGTTACTAAAAAAAATAACACCCATAAAAATAAGAATAACCTATTGGAACCCAAATTTTTAATCGACAAAGACCATGACGTAGTGAAAGAGAACCCTAATTATGATGATAATTTATTGGTGGTAGAACCAGAAGCCACTATAGAATACAATGACCGGGTATATCAAGATTTACATAAAGGAGGGGGTTTGGATAATTACGATGGTGTTACTCTGGACGAAAGTGGCAACATATCTGATGAAGATTTTATCAAGGAAGTCCGTCGCATTCTCACCCAAAATCATTTGGAAATCGTGGAAGCCGGTTCCTCCTACGAAGAATTGAAAGCATTACCCGATGATTCGGAAAGTTTTTTGTCCACCTTTGTTGACCAAGATACAGTAAAAATGAAGAATGAAAATGCCTTCAAAAAGCGTATATTGGGTCTTACCTCTTATTTCCGTAGTGCGGAAGAAAAACTATTGCCGTCGTTTGTCAAGACCGAGGGTGGAAGTAATTACCATATTGTCCCCGTGGAAATGAGCGAATTTCAATTCGGCAATTACGAAAAAATACGAAAAGAAGAAGCTGACCAAGACAAACGTAACCGGGTCAAGAAAATGAAAGAAGCCAAAAAAGGAAATACCGAAGATTTATTCAATGTCTCCTCCGCTTACCGTATTTTTTCGCGCGCCGCATGTAACTTTGCGTTCCCAAATCCACCAGGAAGACCCATGCCAGATAAAGATGCGGTCGAAACTGTCGGAGAAGATATTATAGGTCAGGAGTCCAAAGGAGTCCAACTACGAACTCAAAAGGTAGCTTCGCTACCTGATGAGTTTGGTGAAGCTGAAATAGATGCTCTATCTCCTGATTCCGTTCCGGCAATGAATGAATTTGTCACCGAGGATGATGTCGAAGAACGTATGAAAACATATAAAGAACCCACGGATTACAAAAATAGAATCAAAGCCGCACTTAAATTCTTGGAATATGACCCTAATCGTCCTGAAGAAGAACATTTTTTGAACAAAGAAAAATTGGTCGTTTATAGCCCCAAATTTGCCAAAATATTAGAGAATTTACAGGACAAGGAAAACCGCGGTCTACATCTCTTATACAGTCAATTCCGAACAATCGAAGGCATTGGTATTTTGAAACTAGTTCTCGAAGCCAATGGATTCGCCGAGTTTAAAATCAAAAAAAATGATTCAAACGATACATGGACAATCATCGAAAACATTGACAATGTGGGCAAACCCCATTTTGTTCTGTATACCGGCACCGAAACCCCGGAAGAAAGAGAAATTATACGTAATATTTATAACAGCCATTGGGATATGGTGCCAGCATCCATCACAACGAAATTGCGGGAAACATCGACAAATAATTTTTATGGGGAAATTATACAGGTTCTCATGATTACCGCCTCCGGCGCGGAGGGCATCAACCTTAAAAATACCCGATTTGTGCATATTGTCGAGCCCTACTGGCATATGGTGCGTGTTGACCAAGTCATTGGTCGCGCACGACGTATATGCAGTCATCAAGATTTACCCGAAGAATTTCGCACTGTCAAAGTATTTTTGTATTTGTCCGTGTTCAGTGAACAACAAAAAACCAACAAGAAAAACATCGAAATGATGAACCGTGATGTAAGTAGACTTGAAAATAAACCCATTACTACAGACGAATCCCTCTTAGAATCCGCTTTTATCAAGAACAATATTAACAAACAGTTGTTGGATGCGGTGAAAGAAACCGCCATCGATTGTAGTTTGTATAATCCTACGAACAAAGAAGAGAACCTCGTATGTTACGGATTTGGAAAGGTGGATTCCAATTCGTTTGCTTCTTATCCTACATTGCAACAAGACTTGAGTGAACGCCAAGAAATGAACATTAAAAAGAGCAAATTGAAACTGAAAGCCTCGCGACCGATTAATGGAGTGGTATATGCCATCGATACTAAGACATTGGATGCCTACGACATGAATAGTTATGAACAAGCATTAGCTGGCACGGGAGAACTAATTTTGGTGGGTAAAATTGTCAAGTCTGGCAAAGGATATGAGATAAAATTATTATAAAATTGAATTAGACATATTTACATGATTGTATGTATCAATTATAATAGATACAATCATGAAAATTCTATCGTTAATTACTCTTGGAAATGGTGTAAAAATGACGTTTGAAGTAAAACATACACTAAGTTCTTCGTTGTATTCTCAAGCTTCGCTTGCTGAAGGTTTTGTAGAGCCGCTTGAAAATCGAAGATTTTCTGATCAGGCTAGCGCAGCAAAACAAAACCTAGATTCGTTGCCCTTGGCAACCTTCGGTTGCTCGGTT